TAACTTTAAAGCTTTTGCTTCCGACATACTAAAAAGTGTAAAGCCAGCAATAGAAAAAATTGCAGACATTTCAACGACTCTTATTGAAAAATGGTCCAGTCTTGATGATAGAACTAAAAAGTTAATTTCTACAATGGCACTTATAGGTGCAGGAGCAACTGCTGCAATTGGTCCGTTGATTTTCGTATTTGGTCAGTTTAGACTTGCGATGGGTAGCATTGGAAAAGTTTTGTTTGGTTTCCTGCCAAGTCTTAAAACAATGACAATTGAATCCCTTGCAGCAAGAGATGGTCTTCTTAAATTAACAAAGCCATTAACTGTTATGGGCGATACTGTTGTAAATACCAATGGTAAATTTGCAACATTTATTGCAACATTATCAAGTGGTGATGGGCCAGTCTCAAACATGGCTAAAAAACTTGGAGAGATGACAGGTGTTCTTCAAAAAACAACAACTGCCCCTCTTCCTTTAGTAAGCGAAGTAATGTCTCAAAAGCCTGTGAGGGGAGCATTATCTGGAGACCCTACTCTTGACCCAATGCTTAGCGGTGGGGCAACTCCTGCTGCTAGACTAAGAAGACTCGTCAGAACATCTGCTGGCATTATTGATCCCCTAGACCCTACCGCAAGAATCCCTTCTGCTGCTCGTAAAGCATTTGCAGAAGAAGAGTTTTCAATGGAGCAAATGGGTTTAAGAAGATCTGGTGCCTCTGGTACACGATATAACATTGAACAAGGATTTGGTCTTCGTGGAAGAAGAACTGGTTTTAGATCAATATCAGCAGCTGATGTTGGTGAAGCAATTAACCTTAGACAGCAAGCCTTTGAAAGAACTGGAATAACAAGAACATCTCCATCTTCCTCTCTTGGCGGTGGAAGAATTATGAGACTCGGAAGAGAAATCTCAGAAGAAAGAGCGCTCTCAATTGCTGGTGGTGGTATAAGAGGTAGAGCTCTTCAAGCATATGACACAATTGGTGCTAGATCATCTTCTGCATTAACAAGTAGTCTTTCTGCGATCAAAGGTGCTCCAACTGCTGCTGTTGGTATGTATCAAAAAGGATTATTAGGAGCAAAAGAAGCACAAAGATTATTGCGAATTGAAACTCTAGCCTTTACTGGCACAGGCCCCGGCGCTTTTGCAAGAATGAAAGCAAGTGTTGGTGGTTTTGCAAAATCATTTGGATTAGTCAATAATGCAATTAAACTTACTAAGGTAACTCTCATAGCATCTGGTATAGGCGTTATAATTCTTTCACTTGGCGTTGCAATAATGCTTGTTATGAAAAACATGGACAAGTTCAAGCAAGCTGGCGCTTCTGGGTTTGCAACTATTAAAAAAGTTCTTGGCACATTAAAAACAACATTTGAATCTTTGGTCAGACCTATTGTCGATTTGTTTAGTTCCTTCGGCAGTGGTGCAGATGGCGCAGAAGGCGCTATTGGCGGTCTTGGAAGCGCTTTTAATGGATTAACAAAAGTACTCGAATTTGTTGCAAACATGTTTAAGTGGTTGGTAGAGAATATAATTCAACCATATCTTTATGGAATTGTAAATCTTGTTAAATTTGTTGTTAATATTTTCCAAGGAAAATGGGGTGATGCCCTAAAAGCATTAGCAGCAGCTTTTGCTAATGTCTTTGGAGGTGTTGTAAAACTTGGAATTACAATAATGGGTTTCCTTGTTAAGCAAATTATTAATTTGATTTTTGAAATTCCAACTGCTTTTATGAAAGCATGGGCATGGGGTATTGAAAAAGCAACAGATTTATTTTTTGGTTTTGTTGAATGGGTTTTAGGTCAAGTTAAAAGAATACCAATCCTTGGAAGATTCTTAGGAGCAGCAGGTGGTGCTGTTTTAGGTGGTTTAAAAAATGCTAGAGATGCATATGTAGGCACTGTAAGAACAGTTGCAAATGCTGTTAACTCAGCTGGTGACACGCTTAAAAGAGGCATTGATTCTGGAGTTGAGAAAGCAAAAGGCGCTGTTGATAAACTTGCTAAAGGTGGTATCAAAAAGAGTAAAGGCAAACTTGATCTCTTTGGCGGTAAAGATGAAAATAGCGTTGATGTAGATGCAGACGATGCTCAAGAAACAATTGCTAATCAATCTGGCCAAGGGTTTGAAGATGGAGCAGAAGATGGTGCAAAAAGGATTGCTGCTGTTCTTAAGGGCTTAAAGAAAGAACTTCAACAAGAAATTGCAGATCGTATTAAAGACACAATGCAAGGTGTTGTTGAAAGTATACAAGATGTACTAAAAAATCAAAAAGAATCTGCACTTGCAATTTATGATGAACAAATAAAGAAAATTGAAGATGTTGCTAAGGCAGAGGGCAGATTAACAAAAGAACAAGAATATCAGAATAGATTAAGAGAAGCAGAGGCTGAAAGATCCCTTAATAGAATAAATAGCAGACGCAGTTATGCTATGGCTGTATACGCTGGAAATATTGATGAAGCAAGAAATATTGCAGATCAAGCAGCCCGACAAGAAACACAAGATACCGAAAAGATTAATGACATTAATCAAGATAGAGCAAAAGAAGTCGCTGAGCAAAATAGAGCAGACTTAATTGATTCTATTAAGTTAGCAAAGCAAGAAGCAAGTAAGTATTTTGATGACATGATTAAGTCATTTACCGATGCTGCCAAAAAGATTACAGAATTCCCTCCAACAACTGCAGAAGAATTCAATACAATGCTTAACCAACTTATTGAAGGTGGTAATGGTTTTGTTGGAGCAAGAGCGATTGCTAATAGTATGGGGACTGTCTTCTCGGACTCTTTTGGCGGTGCTTTATCGCAACTTGGAGTTAATGCATCAGGACCATTGACTTCTTCTCTTGAGGCAATTGGTAAAACTCTTGCAGACAATAACCCCTTTGGTCCAACTGGTGTTTGGAATAAAACAATTGATGCAAGTATTGATGCACTAACAAGAAAGTATCAAGGACTTACAAATACGCTAACAACAATTATTGATACTAAATCTGAATCTTTTAAGAAGCTTTTTGAAATCTACAAGAAATATCAGTCACTTGTTGATACAGGTGATCCTGCTGGTGGGGCTGGTACTGCAGGCACTTCTGGCGCAACAGGTCCCGGTCTTGGGGGAGCAACAGGGGGCAGGGCACTTACTCGCCAAGAGTCAATAGCACTTGGTACAGGTCTATATAATGCTGGAATGAGGGCAGATAGCAGTACTCCTGTAACTGCGGCTCCAACAGTTGCAGATGCTGTCTCTTTAAGAACAGCGATTCTAACAGCAGCAAGGAGGGCATATCCTCAATCTAATCAAAGTGTTCTTTTGTCAAAGACTTTGGGATATTTCCTTCCAAGAAAAACAAATGAAAATATATCAATTCGTGATCTAGACATTGCTTTTAAAAATACAAATGATAATTGGAATAAGTCTGGAACTGTTGCAAATAAAGCGAGAGCGGTTGCAAGAATGGTTCTTGATAAAACAAAGTATTTGTTAAATGATAGTACTTATAATTTAACTCCATCTAGTTATTTTAAAGGTGGTATGCCATATGCAATGGGTGGTGCAACAGAAGGTCCAACACAACAAGGAATTCCAGCAATCTTGCATGGTGGTGAATATGTAGTAAGAAACTCAGCCGTTAAAAAATACGGTTGGGGAATGATGGACAAGATCAATAAGGGTACATATAAGCCAAAACCATACGCAAACGGTGGAATGATTGATTCCTTTGCAAAAGGTGGAGAATTAAGATCTACTAACAACATAGCAAAACCTCCTACCCCATTAAAAGATCCTTTAGAAGTCCCTGGCTTAAATATGGGAACTGACCCTAATTTTAATACAACACTAGCTGTGATTCGCAAACAATATAAATATTTTTATAATACACTGAGAAAAAATGCAAATAGTAAATATAAACCACTTTATGAATGGCAAGTCTCAATGGGTGGTATGAATTACAACTACATGCGAGAAATCTGGAGAAAAGAAGGTAAGGACTGGAATAATATAGGTGACTATGCAGGCGGTGGTCTTGGTATCTCTTATGAAAACTGGAAAAAATGGGGAGGTTTAGAATTCTCTGATTTTCCATATAATGCAGATCCATATCAACAAATGGTTGTATATAATAGAATGTGGTCTCTTGGCTATAAGGGTAAATATGGCGTAAAAGAGAAATCAGGCACTGCTGCCGCAAGACTTAAGGCAACTTATGCAGGCACTTTATCCGATTTCCACTTCGGTAGTCCGCAATCATTCAGGAATGATAGATACAATAATAAGAATCATCCTTTTGGAGTTGGATTGATTGTATCAGAACGAGATGGTATTGGGTTCACAAGAACTGGTTCTGCAGGAATTCGTAAGTTTATACCAATTTCTCAACTTATGACAAAAAGTGGAGAACAATATAAAGACCCAAGAGAAAAGGCATACACCCCATTTGAATACGCAATTGGTGGTTTAGTAAGAGGTAAGAATAATAAAACATCAGCAGGGCAATTTAGAATGGCTGATGCTATTGATGGCTGGGCGCTTCAAAAAATTATTGATAATGCCAATAAGGAAGCAAAGAAATCTGCTCCTAAGAAAAAGAGTCTTTGGGACAGAACACTTGGCAAAGTAGTTACTGGCGTTGCGAACACTGCAAAAATTGGTACGTCATCTTTTATTTCTGGTGTATCTTTTATCCCAGAGTATGGAGTTGCTCTTGGTAGCACACTTGCTGGGTACCTCCCAGGCACTGGCAGAAGACAAAATAATGGCAATCTCTTTAACCAATTAGTTGCAAGCCCATTGATGCAAACATCTCTTGCACAGAGACTTAAAGCAGCTAAGTTAACAATAACAACTGGACAAGATTATAGAGAACTTTATGGTCTTGATAGAGGTCCATTCGGGCTTGCTGGCTTCCTTCCAACAACCCCTGGCGAAAAAGCTATGGAAGAGGCATCTAGAAGTAGAAACATTCTTGGCAAGGGAACAGTGCTATCTCCTGGTGGAGCGCTTGCATATTTTGGTCTTGACAAGACTGGCCTATCCAAAGAAGGAAGCAAACTCTACATGGCCACACAATTGGGTGGAGACTTTGCTGCAATGGCTGGACTAGACCCAACGATGAGTTTAACAAAAATTATAAAAGGCTTTGGTAAAGGAATAAAGACTGTACCAAAAGTATTTACAAAAACTGGAAGAGGAGATATTGCTGATTTCTATTGGAATAAAATAAGTAATCCTCTTAAAGCAAAATTTCCTCCAATCCGTAAAATAAGTGAAGAATTATTCTATCTTAAGAGGGGATTACTAAATAAAAAACAAATTGCTGGCTCAAAAAGGATAACAAGCGGATCTAATGAGATTATATACAAACCAGCCCGTCAAGCTTGGTATGATCTTGCAGAGGGGCGAAGATCTCGTGCACAAGCAGATACTCGTCTAGTAGGAGCTGGAATTAATGATCCTCTAACTGATGTTTTTGGTGATATTAGCAGTGTTAAAGATACTTACAATTTATATTCTAACTCTATATTTCAAGAAATGTTTGCAAATAGATATGCAAGAAATACAATGGGTCTAAAAGATAAGATTCTTTATCCAACTCTGCCAAGAATAATCTCAAGAAGACTTACAAAGAATGTTCCGATGCTTGACTACATCAGAGGAAGACTTGCTTTTAGTAAAGATTATAGAAATCAAGCGTATGCAGAAGATGCTGTAAGGTTGTTGAGAGGTGAAGAACCTTATAGTCTAGTAAGAAGCCCATTAAAACAAATACTGCCAGCAATTAAAGAAAGAGGCTTGGATGCTCTTGCAAATATAATTCCACTTAAAAGGAATATTAATAATTTAGTTCCGTATAATTCTGCAATGAGCACAACTACATTGCAAGAATATTATCAAATTGCATATAGTAAATATAAATATATTCAAGGACTTCAAAAACAATTATTAAGGCAAAGAGTTCTTGGAAATATTGAGAAATCAAAATTGGGTAGAACTGGTGGTTTTAGAACTAGCAATACTGTATTTGATATTGTAGAAAGACTGGAAAAAGAATTTGGAGGTTCTACTGGTGATTATTTTAGGAAATTGTCACAGGCGGATAAGGTTAAGGCAGTTAAATTTCCTGGTCTAAAAGATGTATCTCTACAGCATGAAATTGACGGTATGAGTCATACAGTTAGTTTGGTCAGAAAAGGTTTCCCACCTAATGTCAACCCTTATGATATAGCAAATCAAGTGCCAGAAAATGCTTTATTTAACAGTAGCACTTTTAATTTTGGAATGTATCCACAGGCTGATGGGAGTACACATTTAAATATTGGTGGTCTATACGGTCTTAAAGATTTTACATCAACAGATGTTCCTAACCTTTTAGCTTATGTATATGCGAATGTTATAAAGCCAAACAATGTTACAAGAATAACTAATGGTTCTTATTCTAAGTACTCTTATGCGCTATCAAGACAACTTAGTGACATGATGGCAGAGTTAGATCCCCGAATTGAAGTTGCTACACCTAGCATATTTGACTGGAGACCTAACAGCATTGATTTTCAACCTAGCATAGGTAGAAGTTATTTTCCTACAGAGCAACAAGCTCTTGAAAACTTTAATGAATTAAATATGCTTAAAGACCCTATTAAGTCAATAAAAACAAAAGCATCTGTTAAAGAAATAGTCAAAGCAAGATCAAGGTCTAAAAAGAAAGGGCAAAAAATCTATTCTCCAGATGAACTTGAGATGGCACAAGTAGCGGGGCAATATTATATCCGACAACTTAATGACTTAATGGGTTTTATAAGAGGTCAACTGAATCCAGATTTTTCTCCGTATGGGCCATTTGGTATTGGAATGCCATCAGCTACTCTATTAAATCCAGCACTTCGTCGTGATTATTGGAATATAGCTAATTCTAGATTTATGTATCCAAATGTAGGAAGTGGAAATTATGCTCAAGATCCTATTGAAACACTTTTAGAATTGTTTAGAAGAATGCCAAATCCAGAATTACCTTCCATTATTTCTTCAAGTCCTTGGCCACAATCAGTGCCAGGCGTTGCTCAAAGAATACCTCTTGATCAAATGTTTAATGGCGGTCTTATCCAAAGTTTTGAAAAAGGCGGTTTAGTTAAAGGTAATAAAACATCTGCTGGACAGTTCAGAATGGCTGATGCTATTGACGGTTGGGAGATTCAAAGAATTACAAGTAAGGCAACTGAAGAAGTAAAAAAGAAGAAAAAGAGTCTTTGGGGTAAATTCACTTCTGCTGTTACTTCTCCATTTAGGGCGGTTAAGAATAGATTACAAAAAGAAATGTTTGGCGCAATGTATGGTCAAGGAACTGGCACAAGTGGTTCATATACCGATAATTTCAAAGGTTTTGCAGAGGCAACAAAAAACGCAAGTGTTTTTAATCCCCGTGGTATATCAGATTATGAAGCGCCCCCTGGCTCTATTTATGCTAATGAAGCTCTAAGACAGGGCATGAGCATGATTAGAACTGGGATGGACTTTACTCCAAGTGGTGGAATAATGTCTGCAGCTAATGCAGCTGATAAGAATAGAAGTAATCTTAGCCGTTTAGGATGGGGTCTTGCCTCCTATGCAGCAATTGCAGGTAATCCAACAATTTTTGATAAAAACGCTGGATATATGGGTGGTGCTGGTAAGGGGATAAAGGGTGTCTCAAATTTGCAAAAAACAATTCAAGAAGCGTCTAATATTGAACAGTTCTTCCCAGGAACAAGAATTCCAATGCCAGCAGGTTTGAGACCAACATTATCTCAAGAAACTGGAAGAATTTTGAATCTTATCGGTGCAACAGCATCTGACTCAGGAGATGTTCTGCGTAGAGAAACACTGCCATATAGTTTTGATTCTCGTCATGTGCAGAATATACGCAGTAGGGCTCATGCAATACACCAAAGATTCTATGGCATTTATACAGATCCTTATCGTAGTTATTCAACCCGTGATATAGCTAATAGAATGTGGTATAGGACATTGGGAATGCCTATTGTCCAGCCTGGAAGTTCAGCGTTCAGAGAAGCATCATTGCCAGTAAGTGATTTCTGGCGTATAGCTCGTTCATCTGGGCGTTTTTCTGATGAACAAATTAAAAATGCATTTAGTCTAGCACAGATTCCTTCTCGTATAGATGATAGTTTTCCTAGTATGTATGGGTACTCAGACTTTGATAGATTTATGGATGCTTTATATACGGGTAGAGTAGTTAATAGAAAACTTCCTACTGATATGGTTAAATATACATCTTATATTAGCCAACGACAGATACAAGCCCAAATGAGAGAAAGAGTTTTAAAAAACATACATATATCTAGATCAATTAGAATGGCAAGAATGAAAGGGGTTTTATCAAGCAGAGAAGAATATAAAGCACTCATGGATAAAATGATTTTAAATGTAGAGAAAGGTGGTGCAAGGGGTAATCGTTACGAGATAAAGACTTGGCAACCACTTTCGGATGGAAGTTATGGTAACACATCTGATTTTTCATTTTATATTGATCCAGAATACAAAACTCTTAGTGTTGGCGTTCTGCAAAGAGGAAACTCTTTTGGTTCTGCAATTGATGTAATGAAAATGCTTTCTTATGTCTACTCAGACATAATGGTTCCAAATAATATTGATACAATCTATCCTGGAAGCACTTCTGTTCATTCTGAAGCTTTAGTAATTAAATTGAAAGAAATTTTTCAAAAATTAGACCCCAATGTAAGATTCCTTGAGCTTTTCGGTGGAGAACATAATCCTACTAACTTGAATGATATAGATTTTAACTTGGGTCCATATCTTAATCGTTATACTTCAATGATGGGAGATACTTTAGGTGAGGGAAATGTTTTTAGAGATGCAAATGTTAGAACAAGAACTCATTTAATGTTAAGAAGAATTATGGAAAACGCAAGAGGCGTAACCGGGGAGTCAAAATCTTCTATTACAAATCGAATTGGTGGTTATGCAAATGGTGGATTTGTTAATGCATTCGCTTCACAAGGCGTTCCAGCAATGCTTCACGGTGGAGAATATGTTGTAAATTCTAATGCTGTAAAAAATCTTGGAATTGCTGCCCTTCAAGCAATTAACGATATGAGATTTAATACTCCAAAATCTCCATCATATGCTGGCCCTGTACAGCCACAAACATCTTCTACTTCAACTGTTCATATTTATGTTGATAACTTTATTGGTGAAAAGCAGTGGTTTGAGTCAATGATGAAAGACTATAATATTAATGTAGCCCCGCAAAACCAAAAGGCTGCTGGGTTGAATAATACAACTATCTCAACCTATAGAGGAATTAATAGAGGTCTATAATGCCAGCAATACAGAACCAGCAAACAGGTTTAACACACCTTATTACAATCAACGGTGAAGAAATAACAGAACATAATAGAAAATTTTCAATGACTATTGTGCAATCAGGAACGGATGTTGAACTAGGAAGGGGAGTTTTTAGAAGATACATTAGAAAAAATAAAAAAGACTTCAACCTAACTTTTACATATCTTCCAAATACTGTTGATAAAACTGTTGATGGCAGAAAAGGAAGAGACTACCTTAATTCTATATCTAACACCAGAGGTACAGTAACTATATCTATAAAAATGTCGCCAACGGATGAATTTGAAACTTATACATGTTTTGTTAATTCTTATACAGAAAAACTGGTTAGAAGGGATATTGGTAATGCTTGTGCTTACTATGATGTTACAATAGGTCTTGGTGAGCAATAATGACCGAAGAATATTATGAAATAGGTCCAAAACTTAGCGATATAGATTTTTATATTGGTGCTGAAATAATTCATATTAATTCCTTTATTAATACAGAAGTTACGGCATCTGCAACAAAAATTATTAATGTTTCATCTTCAATCTCAATTGAATCAAGTAATTCATTTTCTGCTACCAAGGTAACAAATGCTTCTTCTGAAGTTGTAATAGAATTAATAACTGAATCAGTATTGGCAGATATATATATTCCACTTGCAATTGTCCGAATTGAATCTTCTATATCTATTTCATCATCAAAAACATCTTTTGCATCAAGTTCTGTCTCAATTGAGTCAAGCATTTCTTGTTCTGCAAGAAAGATTACAGAAACTAATTCTAATATTTCAATTAATCTATCTGGAATTTTTAACTTAATAAAAATTGCTCAAGCATCTTCTACATCTAGTTTGTCTGTAACAACATCTTTTCCTGGCGGTTCAACTCCTGTTAGAGCACTAAGGCATCAATTTTCAATATTGTCTAGAACAATAATAAATCCACCAATTAGATTTTCTCCATCATATATTGATGAAACCTCTATAAGAACATTATTGATATTAGATGGTAAGCCTTTAACAAATCATCAAAGAAAACTTGATATATCTTTAGTTCCAAATTTTGTTGAAACAGTTAATTGGAATAATAAAAAAAATAGATATTATAAAAGAGAATCAACTTCGGGCAGGAAACAATTCACAATTGCTTGGACTGATTTGCCAAACGCAATGGAAGACACTGTTGATTCAAGACATGGAAGAGACTTCCTTCATTCCATTGCTGAAGACCCAGATGCTCATGAGTTGAAAATTATAAATCAAAATGAGTCGGGGACAACCCCATATACGGAATCTACATATACAGTATTTGTAAGAGATTATAGTGAAACTTTGACTAGAAGATACATCTCAGAAGATGTATACTTGTATGAGTGTAATTTAAGTTTGGAAGAGGTCTAATGTTAACAAAAAGTATATATGGCACAACCCTGTCCAGTAACTTTAATAATGCTATACAATCGCCTGCTCAAAATGTAAAGCCAAAAGTTCTTATAGATCTTCTTGATAGTCGTCATTTAGTATTAGAAAATGTTTTAACAGGTAATGCAAATATTACTAATACTGATGCTCATGTTGTAAAATCTGAAGGCTCCGTTGGCTACTACTTTTCAGAAAGACAAATAATTAATGGATATGAAAGAGAATCTTTTACTTGGGCAGTAACTGACTCTTTAGATAAAAATGGGAAGATTATTACTGCTGATGGCAGTTGGCACTGTATGCCAACAACTCTTGATGAAGATAATAAATTAGACGGTGATTTTGAGTTTGGATGGTGGTCAAAAACAAGAAGTCAAGCAAACGGTGTTTTTGCGTCATCGCCAGTTGTAACCGTTGCTTTTGAAGAAAGAAAAGTTAACAAAATTAGAGTAACAACATCTGAATTCTATGGTCAGGTAAAGTCTTTTAGAATCAAAGTCAAAGACGCTTCTTTAATTGACCTCCTTGATCAAACTGTTGTTTTTGGAGATGATGATTATTATAAGGACATATATTTAAATAGCAATAACGCTATTTCATCTAACTTTTTAGCAAAAAGAATTGAATTAACAATTCTTTCTACAAAAAACGGATTAGATTGTGCAAGAATACATGAAATATCTCCAATATATGAAGTAGATATAACTGATTATGTAATTGATTATAGTGTTTCAAGAGCTAGAGATATTCATGAAAGCAGCTTGCCAATAGGTGGTACACAAACACCTAAGTTAACATTAAAGCTTGATAATACCAATAAAGATTGGAATGTTTTTAACACATCTTCAACTTATGGTAAATATATGAAAAAAGATTTAAAGTTGACTATATCAACTGGTTGGAGAATTAAAAAAACAAACGATACAGTATCTACAACTACTCTTAGATCAAATCTAAGCAACTCTGCAAATACCATGTCCGTTATTAATTCTGATATTTTTCCAACTGGCGGAGTAAATAATAATTTTATTGTTACACTAAATCCAAATAAAGAAAATAGAGAAATTATATTATGCAATGCTGTAACATCAACTAATACAATCAGTCTCTCAGAAAGAGGAATTCAGCAAACTGACGCAAATTCTCATACAGCTGGCTCTATTGTTCAATTTGATCCCTATGAATATGTATCTATGGGTACATTTTATGTAGATGAATGGACAACCTCAACTGGCGATATGACCGTATCTGTAACAGGATCTGATTGGTCAAAATTTTTATCTGAAACAAAATTAACAAATGGTTTCCTAGTTGAAAATAAAACAATGAGTGAGGCTGTCCAAAATCTTGTTTTGAGAAGAAACTTTCCAAAAGCAGACTATTCACATAATCTTCCGTACAGCAAGGGGATTTCCCAACTTGGCGGGGTTGTTAGGTATTCTTTTAGTGAAGATGCTATTGATAAAAATGGAGTGCTGACAACTCTTAATCCAGGATTAAGATGCAGATTCTGGGGTATGAGACCAGGTTTTGAAGCCGACTATAAAACAATTAAAGCAGATATTCTAGAAAAGAATATATCAGTTGAAGAAAGAATAAAAGGAGAAGCTGTCTATGCAGTCCCAGACTCAACTAGAATATCAACAGAAATATCTGTTTCAAATGCAAATGCTCTAAATTTGTCTAATTTTTCATTCTTGGGAAATGTAAACTCTGTTACATATACAAAGTATTTTAACGGAGTCGTAGACGGGTATTATTTCCCCAAAACATCAGGCTCACAAAGTCTTATTCTTGATATTTCAAATGGTGGAGGTCGTATTTACATAGACGATATTCTACTGGCTGAATCCTATGGGGAAAATTCATCTGTATCTTTGACAACAATTAGTCAAAACTTAACTGCTGGCGTTCCTTATAAGATAAGAATCGATTTCTTTCATGGTCCAGGAAATGCAAATTTTTCAATGAGTTTGCATTCCTATATATCTTCAACAAAAACATTACTGAATGCAGCGCAATTCCGTTCAGTTGTCGCAAGAGATGGTCTTGGATCAAGAAATTTAACTGGAATTGTGCCAACTACATACGCTATAAATGATATTAGTTTAAATCATCATCAAAATGATGCCTTTATTCATAGTAATGCTCAATTAAGTTATGCAACTGGATTGGTATCTGATAACGATAATACTGGCATATTATTAACAAATAGTGCATACATAAGAATTCCAAATCATGAATCAATTGCAGTTACAGAAGAAGATTTTACTATTGAATTAATAGCTAAATTTAATGATGGACATTTTTCCACTGGTGATGGAGAATATCTTTCTTGCTGGGCTAATAATAATCCAAATAATGGTTTTGAATTCTATTATAATGATACATCAAGTCATGGTTTTAAAATTAAAACAACAGGACCAACAACGACAACAGCATCTGTTTCTGATACAACTGACCTTTTACAATCTGAATTTTACCACATCTTGGTAAGTTACGATTCTGCAAGTAATTTGTTATCGTATTATATAAATGGTGATTTAAAAAATACAAGTACAGTAAATGGGAATGTTGTCTTAAGTCAATCTGATATCACAGTTGGCGGAAGGGGTTCTTATTACAATGTTGCATCTGGTGCAGAGCAAGCTCCATCAACAGCAAGAGAATTGATTATTGATGAATTTGCAATATACAAGAAGTGTCTAACATCACAAGAAGTTAAAAATAGATATATATCTTCACAAATTGATTACATCGCAATTTTCCCATATGTCTATTCAGAACAGGAAAATCTACGAGGTGCTATTGATGAAATTACACTGGCTGATTTAGGAAGATTTTATATAGATGAAGAAGGGTTTGCTAGGTATGAACATTATAATAGATTTTTTGAATCTTCAATAGATCAACATTCAAATATTCAATATAGCTTTAGTGATACAACAAATATTATCGATGGCAGTTTGAATGTTCAATTGCAAACAAATAAAGTTGTTGTAAAGATATCAGCAGTTACAAAAGTTACACTTTTCCCAGAAGTTTTATGGGCAGTAGAAGACAAAACAACACTTGGAGTTGTTAAATTAATATCACCAATATTCTCATCGCATGATGGAATCCATGTTTCTTCAACGACAAGCCCAGTATTTCCTAATGTTGGTTATTTAGCTTTTACTAGCGCTGGACAAACTGAAATTGTTAGATATCGTTCTAAATCTGATAATTATTTTTTAAATGTGGAAAGAGGGAAGTTCGGGACTCCAATTCTTGGCAATGTTGCTGCCAATACAAAAATAAGAGAGGCTAGATCATATGAAGTTACATATGATAAAAAGCCAGCAATTGCGGTTAAGTATCCTATATCAACCGGAATTGTTTATGATGAACCAAATACTGTTGACATAATTAAATTTGAAAGCGGTCCGTATACAGCTAGATTGATCTTCTCAGCATCAGCAAATGTTGATTATGACAATCATATCTATGTGCAGGGAGAAGACCCAAGAACCGAAATTATATCTTCTTTTGAAATTCGTGGAAACCCAGTTATTGCTACTTTGAACAATGCTCAAATTACTGAAAAAAAAGATTCACTTTCTGAAAATATCCGTAAGTATGGTTTGAAAGAATTAACTATTGAAAGTCCCTATATCACATCAGAAGAACATGCTCAAAAATTGGCTGATTTTATAATTGAAAAAGTAAGCGATCCTGTTCCAATTATAACAATTAATACAATGTGTGTCCCAAAAATTCAATTAGGTGATAGAATTAGAATTACATCATTTAATTCATTTGATCTTACAAATCAAGATTATTGGGTAATATCACAAGAATTTGGGTATGGCGAATCTTTAACTCAATCTCTTACATTAAGGAAGGTTACATAATGGCAATTGACCCAAAAATTAATATAAATGAAAATCAAGTTATTTTTAAAAGAGATATTGGTCACCGACATGATGGCTTAACATCTAATTTAATTGATTATACTAAATACTCCATTTTTGATTTTGTTACCTATCCAGTTGCAAGTGTTGGCACTTCAAGAAGAGCATTTGAGGAGAATAATGTTATAAGCTTTAAAACATTTATTGTAAGTGCAGTTGAGGAAAGAGTTTTAAACCCAAGAGGTATTAGAGTTCAGGCAAATGCCATTACAGCAAATGAGATAGCAGCAGGCACAATTACTGCGAATGAACTTTCATCAAATATAATCTTAGTTAATAATACTATTAAAAGTAATGGATTCCAAAGCGGTAGTGTTGGTTGGGCAATATATAGCAATGGTAACGCTGAGTTTAGCAATGTGACAATGAGGGGTACTGTCATATCAAATAGCGGAACAATTGGCGGCTGGACTTTAGGCTCAGATAAGATTTATGCAGGACAAGCCCCAACGCTGAATGCAAATTATACGGCATTATATAGTAATGGAATAATGAATCTACATTCGTATATTCCAGCAGGTTTTGTTACCCCATCATATTATTATGATATTTTAATTGACTCTGATGGTATGACTGTCTCAGGTAATATTGGTGGAACTGTTACTAATACACAAATTACATCAACATCTGTTGACTCTCCTGGTCTGTCAATTACTGGTGAAGGAAGTATTGATCAATTACTGGTTACAACAAGTGCAGGTATTGGCACAGATACAAATCAGTCAAGTGGTGGACAAGGCAGTAGCGGTGGATGGTTAAGCAATGCTGGTTTTGCTACATTCACAAGATCTGGTTCTTGTTTGGTATTAAACGAAACATCGGCTGGTAACGGAGCTGAGGATGTTTTAACTTTTAGAAGAAAAGGTAGCACAATTGCCAGTATTACAGTGTCAAACACAACGGTTGCATATAATAGTGGTTCTGATTATAGGCTTAAATCAAACATAAAAATAATATCAAATGTTGAAGATTTAATAAATAATATAAATCCAGTAATCTTTAATTGGGGCAATACTGAAGAATGGTCTCACGGCTTTATTGCCCATGAGTTACAAGAGGTTGCACCGTATGCAGTCATTGGCGAAAAAGATGCTATTGATGAAAATGGCAATCCAAAGTACCAGCAAGTAGATTATTCTAAAATAACTCCAATTCTTGCTGCTGGCATAAAAACCCTCTTGCAAAGGATTAATGATTTAGAGTCTAGATTACAGGCTCTTGAAGGTGTATAATAGATAGTATGCCTGATTATACAAATTATTCAACAGTCTCTTGGTCAGATCTTACCCCCATTACAAGTGTAAGACTTAACCAAATGTCTACAAATATTGATCAAGTAAAACTTGTCAATGACAGTAAGCCAAAGGGGATCTTAAAAATAAGAGAGGCAACTGGAAATGTTTCAAATGGCTCAGTTGCGGGTGATATTTTTAAACATACTAAAATTATTTCGCTAACTCAAGAAACAGAAGGCAACGTCGCTTATGATAATAGAGTTACATTGTCTTCACAAAGATACTATAGACTAACTTTTATTTGCCCAGGTATTGTGCAAGCTGACTCTGGTGGTGAAGACAGTGTTTACTATATAAGATTTAGAACTGGAAATACTGCCAACACTGGTACAATTCTTAGCACATTTGTTTTATCGTCTGGTGCTGGATTGTATACCAATACAGATGCAGAGGCTCCTAATGCTAATAATATAACCTTAAGAAGTGATATTGTTTTTGGAGCTGGGACATACTCTTATGTATTCCAAGGAACTAATGCTAATAATGAAAGTCATATTGTTGAACTTGAAAGATACAAATCAAACTCAAATAATGCATCTGGTTGGACAGTTCTTGGGGCTGCTGGTAAAATGCAATTTTATATTGAAGATATTGGCGAGTGGATTGGTCAAGCATAAAATATGCCAAGAGAGCTTGCGTCTAAAAGAAAAGATGTTAAGTGGTCAGATAGTCTTCCATCTGGTGAAGATAGCGCCAACTATAACGGCGGAAAATATATTGACGATAAAGGGTATGTAAGAGTCCTTAAGACTGATCACCCGCGTAATATTCGTGGTTACGCATATGAACATCGCCTTGTTATGGAAGAATATCTTGGTAGATATCTAGAACCTTGGGAAACTGTTCACCATATTAATGAAATAAAAGTTGATAATAGATTAGATAATCTTTTTCTTTGTACACACTCTGAGCATAGTGCTGTGCATAAGGAAGGTCATAAACCTTCTGCAAGCCGAAAAGAGAAAATGAGGGACACTGTGAAGAAAACAAAACCTCATACAAAGAAAAGAAATCATGCTCAAAATAAACCAATAGAAAATAGATTAAAAAGACCAAACATCTAAATATCCTATGGTATGATATTCGGGACTGAGAAGGAGTCCCTATGAAAGAATGTGGAGCAGAAGGTTGTAATCAGACCTTTGAACCAAATACACAAAACCAAAAATACGCAGATCCGAGTTGTAGAAAATCAATTGATTCTCTTGGACTGTGCAAGTTTAGAAAAGAAAATGGGCTTGTAGAAATCCCTGTAAATCCAGTTATTGGGAAAGCCCCAACTACTGAATCTGAACTTAAAGTTTCATATGCAAAGCTATTGCAAGAGTATGAAAAGATTAAGACAAAGCAAGATGCTATTGCAGATGCTGTATATCGTGCAGTCAAGGAAGATATCAAGGATAACAAGATTATCCGTGTACCAGCCCCTGCAAAAGATAAAAGAAAGCACTCAGAAGAAGTTGCTGTTGCTGTGATTGCAGACTGGCAGTTAGCAAAAGTAACTCCTACTTATAATTCTGAAATTTGTGAAAAGAGAATTGAACAGTATGCTGATACTGTAATCAGACTAACGGAAATTCAGAGAACTGAACATCCAGTTAAGCACCTACATGTTTGGGCTTTAGGAGATATTGTTGAAGGAGAATTAATCTTTCCTGGTCAGAGCTTCTTAGTTGATGGAGGCTTGTATCGTCAAATCACTGTTGATGGACCAAGAATTATTAAGAATTTCTTGACAAAGATGCTTGAGAATTTTGAAACAGTTACATTTGTCGGTGTAATTGGTAATCATGGTTCAATTGGCGGTAGAGCAAGAAGAGACCACGATCCCGAAACAAACGGAGATAGAATGCTTTATCGCATTGTTCAACTCATGTTTGAAAATGAAAAGAGGATTAAGTTCATTATTCCAGATGGTCGTGGTGAAAGAAACTGGTATGCAATTGACACAATTGGCAACTATAAGTCATTGTTAATTCATGGTGATCAGTTTGGCAGTCTTTCAACTCTCTACTCATTCCAAAAGAAGATTTATGGATGGAAGGTCGGAGCAATTGAGGAGGATTTTGATGATGTTTATTTTGGACACTTCCATACTCCAACTAAGATGACATTTAATAGTGTTCAATGTCGCATCTCAGGAAGCCCTGAATCAACTAATACATACGCAATGGAGAGTCTTGCTGCTATTGGTAAAGCATCACAGCCGTTGATGTTTATCCACCCAGAAAAGGGAATAGTAACTGCCGAGTATACTTGCTGGTTGGACTAATATGGATAAAATTAGACTTAAGTGTGCTGTATGTAGTGGACCTAAGTTTATTGGTGAACCATATTATGTATATGGAACTTACTATGTTGATGTTACATGTGTAATATGTAGTGATACCAAAGATATTGAGGTTGAAAAATTAAATGTATTTTTAGAAAAACTTAAGCATGAGAAAGTGGTTGTAAATGATAACAAGAAAACCAGTTCTAAATAAGTTTTATAGATACGCAAACACTATTGTGAAATTAAAAAAAATCAGCAAAAATTCTAATAAGATTCTTGCCGAAAGGCTGGACAATGGAGAATCTATTCTGATACCATACGAGCAATGCGAAATTCTTCTAACACGACTTTATACTGTTGGAGAAGTTGCAAAGATTGTAGAAAAAAGATCTGATACCCTAAGAAAGTATGAGAAAAAAAATCTTATTCCCTCACCAAATAAATTTGGGGATAAGTATAAAAGCTATGAAAACTGGAGATACTATGAAGAATCAGACATTTATGAGATGATTGAATTCTTTAACACTAGGATTCCGGGAAGACCAGCGCAAAGTAAAAGTATTGATGTTAATTCAAAAATTAAATCAATTGAACAGAAAGTAAAATTAAAATTCTGAGGTAATTATGGCAGAAGAAAAAGTAGAAATTTGGGCATCACTTGGCATCACGAAAAATCTTGGCAACTATGAGTCGCTAAGATTGGATGCAGGTGCAAAGACAATGGCATCATCTTTAGAAGACGAAGCAGCTTGGAAAAAGCTTTGGGATTCTATTGATTTGCAAATTGAAGCAAAACTCAAAGAGTTGGATGATGCAACAACAAAGTAGTTGGAGAGATGAGGCAGTTTGTACTAACGATAAGTTTGCTAACAAATGGCTGTCTTATGATCTTAACGATGTTGAATATGCAAAATCTGGCTGTGCGAGATGTAATGTTAAAAAAGAATGCCTAATAATGGCATTAGAAAATGATTATTTTGTAGGAGTTGTTGCAGGTATGTCAGAGTATGATTACCTCAACACGATTTGGAAAAGAGCATCTAAGGAAGATGAAAGTAACTGGAGAACAGACAATTCAACACTTTCAAGATTGTTGCAAAAAGCACAGTAAGTTGTTTATCCCAGATTCACCAAGACAAGAGCCAGTAGCAAAAGCAATCTCTGAATTCTATGAATCAGAACTGTTGTTTAAGGCAATTGAATCTTTTGTCAAAGCAAAGTCAGGGCCAGTTTTAGTTTTTGATTTTGCAATTGAATCTAAGACATATATAGACAAGGTGCAATTTGATAATAAATCAGAAAGCAAATTTCAGGCAATATTAGAAGAAACAAGAAAGCGAATGACAGATGAATTATGAGTTAAGGGTTATAAACTCCTTACTTAATTCTGGAGAATATGTAACGGCAGTAAACGATGGCATTGAGAATGTATTCGTTGAATACCGTGACATTTGGAATTTCGTAGTGCAACACTACGATGAATATAAAAAGACACCATCAAAAGATACGGTAAAACATCATTACCCAGACTTTGAATTTATTAACACACCTGAGCCATTAACTTATTATATTGATGAAGCAAAGAGGGAATCTCTGTCCTATCAGACAAGACAGATTATTTCTAAGGCACATAATATACTCAAAGATATGGGGCCAAAAGAATCAATGGCTTACCTTATGCAATCAACATCTCAATTGTATAAGTTCTCTAGCAGCTTGAAAGATACTGACTTAGTAAGTGAGTGGAAAGATAGAGCAGACAACTTAAGAGAAAGATCCTTGCAAGAAGCTAGAGATATTCCTGGGATTCCAAGTGGTATTAAAGTTCTTGATAAATCTTTTGGTGGTTGGCAACCGGGAGACTTTGTTGTTCTTTTAGGTTGGACAGGAGTTGGTAAAAGTTTTATTGCTAGACTATTTGCTGCTAATGCTTGGAGAGCAGGTTATCGCCCATTGATTATTTCATTAGAAATGAATAAGCAACAGGAGGGCCAGAGACTTGATACATTGTTAAACAATGGAGAAGGTCACTTTACCAATACCGATCTTGTAAAAGCGAACAGGGGCATTGTGGATAGTTATGAGAGATGGGCTGAAGCAACCTTTGAGGGTAAGCATCCTATCTATCTTGTAACATCAGAGGGTCTTGAAACTGCAGATCAAAATATGGTTCAAGCAAAGATTGACCAATATCATCCTGACATGGTTATTTTGGATTACCACGGATTATTTGATGATGCCAGTGGTGCAAAAAATGAGACAGAGAAGGCAAAAAATCTTTCAAAGGCATTCAAGAGAATTGCTGTTAAAAATGGTATTCCTATCATTGACGTAGCAGCAGTAACAATGAATGAAGGTCACTCAGAAAGACCGCCAGAATTGGAAGAGGTAGCATGGAGTAAGCAACTTGCTTACGATGCAGACTTAGTGCTTGCAATTCATCGTGAATATAATTCAGATGTATTTCAAGTAGTATCAAGAAAAGTAAGAAGATCAACACATTTTGGTTTTTATCTAAGATGGAACCTAGAGACAGGAAAGTGGACAGAAGAATGGGAACTATAATTCCAAAGAAGTATATTGCTGGTGAGGCTCAAGACATTGAGACAATCGTAAGGTTGAGACCTTGGATTGAAGATGAATGGAAGGCCGAATACGGTGATTTTAAGAAGACTAAGCTAACAACAGACTACGATGCGAAATCAAATATCTTCAAATTCCAGTTACATTTCTTCAAGTAATATTGAAAGAAACATAAGAGAGTTATTTGATAATTATAATATTCATATCCATAATGAGGGTATGAATGAAGTAACAATCTTTTGCCCATTTCATAAAAATCTACATAGTCCTGCTTTTTATATAAATGTAAAAACTGGTCTTTGGCAATGCTTTAATCCGTCTTGCGGTAAAAAGGGTAATTTCAGACAACTGTACAAACAGATTACTGGTAAGCCTTTTACAAAAGATATAAAGCTAGATCACTTAGCCCTTAAAAATGCTATTGATAGAGATTTAAATTATGAAGAGGGAGAAAAAGAACAATTAAATATTTCTGATGTTGAGATTGATTACTCTAATGAAGATGAAATTAATAATCTATTTACTTTCATTGAAAGAGGGCTATTAGTTGAAACACTTGAATATTTTGAAATTGGTTATTCAACCAAGAAAGAAAGAATTGTAATTCCTGTAAGGGATGCACAATATAAGTTAGTTGGCTTTATTGGTCGTGCTATCAGTACGGAGCAAGAGCCAAGATACTTATACAACAAAGGCTTTAAAAGAGCCGATGTATTGTTTAATATCCAAAATGCAAAACAGTATGATTCTTGCATAGTTGTGGAAGGTAGTGTTGATGCAATGTTCATTCATCAATCTGGTTTTCCCAATGTTGTTGCTACACTCGGCTCAAAAGTTTCAGAGTATCAATACAAATTACTTAGAAGATATTTTGATAAAATAATTATCTTCTCGGATAATGATGAGGCTGGAGAGCAGATGAAGCATGATATACTGGATGCGTGTAGTGGCAAGGAACTCTACACAGTCACATTACCTGAGGACCGCAAGGATGCAGGTGATATGACAGAAACAGAAATTAAACTTACATTAACAAACAAACAAATACACATATAAGGAAGGTATAAACAAATGTTTAAATCAGTAAAAACACTATCAGAATTAGAAAAGACAGTAGCACCAGTAGCAGGTGCACAAAAGACTGGCACTAAGAAGTATCTAACAATTGGTGCTGGAGAGTCCGTTAAAGTTCGTTTCCGTCAGGAACTAACTGAGGATGGCAAAGGCTACGATGAGAAGTTTGGGACAGGTATTATGGTTCCTGTTATTACTTCTCCAATTAACTGGAAATGGAGAGCAGCTTCTACTGCCCAGATTGAAAAGTTTGGTTTTAGATGCTGGGCCTCAGAGCAGGTTCATAAGGATAAGGCTTGGAGACCAAAGACTCACTTGATTATCAATGTTGCAGTTGAGGTTGAGCCGGGAGTTTGGGAACCACGAATCATTGACACTACTTTCAATCAGCGTCATATTGGTGCAATCTTGATTGAGTACGCAAAGGAATTTGGGACAATCACTGATCGTGACTACAAGTATTCTCGTCAAGGTTCAGGAGCATCTGACACTAACTATAGCCTTATTCCATTGAGTGTCTCAGAAATGACAAGTGAAATTAAGCAATTGCCTATGCATGAACTTGAAAACACTTATTTGACATTGCCATACGATAAGCAAGAGCGTTTCTATACGACTGGCGAAATCACCAAAGAAGAGTGGTAATTAGAAAGGTATGATGCGAGAGGGGAGTGGTGTAAAAACCACTCCCCAATCCTCATTTTATGAAAAAGATAGCCTTAGACCTAGATGGCGTAATCGCAGACATTGGCGAAGCGTTAAATATAGAACTTGAAGAAAGAGGCCATTTTGATTATGATTATACAGAATGGCTGACTACGCATCATGAATGCGAATTATCAGATGAAATAATGAGTTCATCTTTATTTTGGAGAAATTTAAAACCTTTTGAAGATGCATGGCATCAAGTTAACAAGTGGTTTTCTAACGGTAATGATGTATATATTGTTACTGCTAGACGAACTCCTGCATCTATTGAAGTAACAGAGCAATGGCTTGATGAGTGGAAGATAAACACTATGAAGCCTATCTTCTGTAAGATGGGTGAAAAGCACAATGTAATTAAGGAATTAAACCCTGAATTCATTGTAGAAGATAACCCAAATGAAGTAATCACACTTCTTGAGGAAGGTCATAACGCTTTCCTTAGAAAAGCATGGTACAATCGCAAATATTGGAACGAACTGCCTACAATCGGCGGTCTACTAGAATTGGAAATCAATGACTGATTTTGTTCACCTACACTGCCATTCAGAATATTCATTATTGGATGGTATGTCAACACCAGAAGAAATTGCAAGAACATCAAGTAGGAATGGGCAGTATGCTGCTGCTATTACCGATCATGGGACAATGGGTGGTGTTTTAAAATTTCAAGAAGCTTGTGATAAGCAAAATGTAAAGCCAATATTTGGCATTGAAGCATACTTTGTTCCATCAGTAGGTAGTGATGGTGATGGAAAGCACGAAAGATATCACTTAATTCTTTTGGCTAAGAACAACGAGGGTTTGCAGAAGTTATTTAAAGCATCAAGAATCGGTTGGACTAATAACTTTTATTACAAACCAAGAATGGACTTTGAACTTCTTGAATCATTAGTTGATGATGACATTATTGCACTATCAGGTTGCATGGGTAGTGCAATCTCTAAGGCTATTGAAAATAAGAACTACGCAAGAGCAGAGCAGTTGTCTGAAAGATTTATTAAAATCTTTAAGGATGACTTTTACTTTGAAGTACAGGCTTGGAACCCAAAGAATATTAATGACGGTCTAATTAACTTAGCAGAGCATTTTAATAAGAAAGTAGTTGGCACTGCTGACTGTCATTTCCCAACTCATGACGATAGAGGTTGTGAGGAAGTTCTTCTTATGGTTTCACAGTATCCAAGTATGGGAGCAGCAGAGGAAAGATTGGCTAAAGAAAATAGTTCAATTATTAATGACCCTAGTGCTTCTGTAGTTGACAAGATTAATAAGATGTACCCAAATCGTTTCTTGCGATTTGATGAAATCAATCCTTATGTTGCTGATGCTGATACTGTATTTAGTTGGTTTCAAGAAGCTGGATATTCTAATGCATCATTTCTAGAGAATACAATTGAAGTTGCAGACAAATGCACTGCAAGACTTCAAAAAAGAGCAAATCTATTGCCTAAGTATTCTAAGTTATTCAACTCTGATGATTATCTTCGTGAGATTACTGAATTTGAATTGCAATCAAGAGGATACGGTGAAGAATACAAGACTCGTCTTGATGAAGAATTAGCAATCATTAAACAATTGGGATTTGCTGACTACTTCTTGATTGTATGGGACTTGGTTAAATGGGCAGACCAGAACAACATTGGTCGTGGTACAGGCCGAGGCTCTGTCGGTGGAAGCATCTTAGCGTTCTTGTTGGATATTTCTAAAGTTGATCCAATCAAGTATAGTTTGCTATTTGCGCGTTTTATTAACCCAGACCGTAATGACTATCCCGACATTGACTTAGACTTTGAAGATAAGCGCAGACATGAAGTTAGAAACTATCTTCGTGAAAGATGGGGTCATGATAATGTTGCCGCTATTACAACATATGGAACTTACAAACCAAAGTCGGCTGTTAAGGATGTTTCAAGAGTTTATCAAGTTCCTTTTCAAGAGATTAACGCAATTACTCCATACTTTGAAACATTAGAAGAACTTGAGACTTCTGACAAGGGTAAGATTTTTTGTAAAAAGTATCCTGATGTTGCAAAGTTATCAAAACAATTAGAAGGTCGAATTCGTAACGCAGGCATTCATGCTGCTGGCATGGTTGTTTCTTCAATCCCATTAACTGATATCTGTCCTGTAGAAACAAGAAAAGATGTTAACTCAGGAGTTAGATCTATTGTTACTGCTTTTGATATGGAAGACGCTGAAGCAGTTGGTCTAATTAAGATTGACGTATTGGGTCTAAAAACAGTATCAGTTATTAAAGATTGTATTTCAAAGATTAAAGAAAGAACAGGTGTAGATGTTACAGAAGAATCACTCAGGCTTGATGACAAGGCTGTATACCAAAACATTGCAAACGGTAACACAGTTGGGGTATTCCAAGCTGATGCCGCTGCTTATAGGAATCTCATTGAACGAATGGGCATTGATGACTTCAATGACTTGGTTGTTAGCAACGCTCTTGTAAGACCAGGTGCATTACTTTCTCAGGGTAAAACTTATATTGAATGTAAGAAGGGGGAAAAGAAGCCTAGGTATCCTCATCCATTAGTAGAAGACATTCTTCGTGAAACTTATGGAACAGTTATCTTCCAAGAGCAGTTAATGCAAATGGCTGTGCTACTTGCTGACTTTACTTGGTCAGAAGCAGACAAACTTCGTAAGATCATTGGTAAGAAGCGTGATGCTGCTGGATTTGATGAATACAGAGAAAAGTTCGTCAATAACAAATATATTACGAGAGAGAAAGCGGAAAAGATTTGGGCTGACTTTGAACTAGCGGCTTTGTATATGTTTAACAAATCTCATGCCGTTGCATATTCAATGTTGTCGTATCAGACAATGTGGTTGAAAGTTTATTATCCTCTTGAGTTTACTTGGGCATTGCTTTGCAACGAGGACTCAACAGATAAGATTACTGCATATCTTATGGAAGCGCAAAGACTTGGGGTTAAGGTTCTTCCTCCTGATATCAATGAATCAGACGAGTACTTTACTATCGGCAGTGAAGACGGAGTAGAGGGTATTCGTTTTGGGTTGAGCAATGTTCAGGCTTGTGGCAAGACAGCCATTGAAGAGATTACTTCAAAGAGACCATTTAACTCTTACGATGAATTCGTAAACAAATGCTCTAAGAGAGCCGTAAGATCCAATGTCAAGGAAAACTTAGAAAAGGTAGGTGCTTTCAAATCAATCGGGTTTGAATCCCAATATGAGCATGAAAGATACTATCTACCAATCCTAGGATTCCCTATTACATTGGCTTCGGATAGGAATGAGATGGATGAATTCGTAGAGGACATAGCAAACTTCCATGAAATCAACTCTCCATTGACGCTGGTTAAGGCTGTGGTGCGTTCTACTAAGAAAACCCCCCAATACCTCCGTATTGAATTTGAAGATGCCTCAGGCTCTGCTACGGTGTTTGCAGAGCGTGATACCGAGGTGGCCGTCAGAGACTATCTCTATGCCCTTATCGGTGACCGAACGCTCCATGCCTTTAGTGACGCTTTTAACTATATTGATACACCATTGCATGACTTTATCAAATTGAGAGCCAAAGGCTTAGAGCATGACTTTGGGTGGCTGTATCCATCGGGGTTGGGGAGCGTTAATAACGAAAAGACATTGTTGTACATTTTTCACACACGATTCTTCACCACACAAACTGGTAAGGATATGGCTAACTTGTATTGCTGGGATGGAGAACAAATCTTTAAGATCGTTCTGTTCCCTTCGGTATTCGGAAAACTGAAAAATATTATCAAAAAGAACACATGGTATGCTGCAAAACTTGCTAAAATTGAGGACAAGAAAACTCTAACAAGATTGGACTCATACAAGATTGAGAATGAGAGATCAATGATTCCAATTGAACAGTACATAGACATGAAAGGATTAAAGAATGCTAGTATGGTCGGATAACCAAATACCGAAATTTAGTGAAGGCTATGGCTATACGCCTGACCGTCTATGGGATTTCATCGGCACAAGCGGATTGCCAATCCGCAGAAGCAAGCCCACAAATTGGGATGAGATTGGAAAGATTCAAGTGCCACCCGAACTTGCCACGATGCAAGAATTTCTTGGACTTGGTTATATGCAAAAGGATGATTGCACAAATGAGATTGTAATTAACCATTCCGTTCCTGAAGGGTTTGTTAAGTCAAAGATTTACTCTGTCGGTTTTACATTCTGGGAAACAAATAAACTCCCCGATCATTGGGTAAAACTATGCAATCAAATGGATGAGATTTGGACATGCAGTTTGGACATGCAAAAGGTTTTCATTGCTTCAGGAATTCAGCGGCCTGTGTATGAATTTAAGTTAGGTGTTGACCCTAATATCTATTTCCCTAAGTTAAGGACACCTCATTCTACATTTACATTCTTGTCTATTGGATCACCATCTAGTCGTAAGAATTCTCAGATGGCGGTTGATGCATTTTTAAGAATGTTTGAGGGCAATGATGACTACCGTTTAATTTATAAATCCAATGGTGAACCTGATGGAAGAATTTATAGAGGTGGAGAAATGCATGGTCTTAGACACCCCCAAATTGAAGTGATTGATGATGAAGTATCTCATGAAGAATTGGGAAGAATCTTTGACATGGCAGACTGCGTTATATATCCGACTAGCGGAGAAGGATGGGGTAACTTGCCATTCCAAGCAATTGCTAAAGGTATCCCAACAATCTGCACAGATGTATTGGCTTGTAAAGATTTTGCTCATATGTCAGTACCGCTTAACTTTAGATGGGGCACATGGCGTATGTTTGGAAGATACGAAGACTGCGGTGAATGGGCAGAACCAGAATTTGACGACTTGTGTGATAAAATGCTTTATGTTGCTGAGAACTATTCATCAGTTGCACAACGCACATATGAAAGTGCATTGTATATCAATGAGCACATGACTTGGGAGAAAGTTTCTCAACCATACATTAAAAGAGCTTGGGAAATATTAGAAGAGGTAAAAAGTTAATGAAGATTCATTATTTAAGTTGTCATTCCATATTAGAATATGATGAGGTACAACTACTGACAGACTTAGGACATGAAGTATTTTCTAATGGGTCATATATTGATCCTAAAGGCCATATCACTTTGCCAAGACCGGGAATTAAGGGTGCTAAATACTATGAAGAATATATTCCTTTTGCAACTAATTTCCCTAAGACAAATTTGCCAAATGAATTAATTGAACCATTTGATATTATTATAATTATGCATTCACCTGATGTTATTATCAACAACTGGGATAAGATTAAGCATAAAAAGGTAATTTGGCGAACGATTGGTCAATCAACAGAGGGTGTTGAAGCATCTTTAAAGCCAATGCGTGATGATAGTTTAAAGATTATTAGATACTCACCAAATGAGAGAAGATTGTCTAATTACATTGGTGAAGATATTCTCATTCGTTTTTATAAAGATGAAGATGAGTTATCTGGCTGGACTGGGGGTGGTCGTAGCATTGTTAACTTTGCTCAGTCTTTGAAGGGGCGAAGAAGTCATTGTCATTATGATGAGATAATAGCTGTAATAGAAAAATTTGATGGAACAGTATATGGTCCTGGCAATGATGATTTAGGTAAATATAATGGTGGTGCAATCCCGTATGAAGCACAGATAAAGAGAATGCAAGAGGCAAGGGTTATGCCATATGGTGGAACTGCTCCTGCTTCGTACACTCTTTCATTTATTGAAGCTTTGATGATGGGATTGCCAATTGTCGCAATTAATAATCAAATGGCAAATATTATTTATAATTTTGACTTTTATGAAGTTGAAGAAATATTAAGAAGTATCGGAGGAATAGTTTGTGGAAGTGTTGAAGAAATGATTTCCCAAACCGAAGAGCTACTTAATAATGAGTCCTACGCTAAAGACATTAGCGAAAAGCAAAGAGCTTACGCTATTGATGTATTTGGTAAAAAGAAAATAATAAAGCAATGGGAAAGCTTTTTAAATACAATATAAGGAAGTATATGAAAATTAAAACAATATCAGAACAATTAAAAGACTTAGATGGTCTTTTAGAAATTTACAATGAAAGCAAATGGGGTGCAGGTGATGAACACACTAAGAAGTATTCTGCTTTTAACGATGCTGGAGTGGAATGTGAAGTTGGAGAATTCTTGTACAGTTTTATGCGCTTGATTAAACCAGACTTTGTACTGGAGACAGGCACACATCAAGGAGTTAGTTCTTCATTTGTTGCTTCTGCATTAAAAAATAATGGCTTTGGAGTTCTACACACACATGAATTCAATCCTGATAATTATAAAATAGCTAATGAAAGGTTCAATAGGCTTCAACTTAATGATCATATTGTATCTAGCTTGACAAATGTTGATACTCTTAAGTTGGATGTGCAGTATGATTTTATATTCCTAGATACTGAACCACAAACTCGATTTAATGAATTGGTTAGATTTTATCCAAACCTTAAAGAAGGCGGTTATTTATTTATTCACGATCTTCATCGTCATATGAGTCAGATTCCGAATGAAGAACACGGTTTTGGCTCTCCATACGGTTTGATTCCAAAAGAATTTAACGACTTAGTTTTGAATAAGAAATTAGTTCCATTCCACTATGAGACTCCAAGAGGATTGACAATGTTTTATAAACCAAAAAGTGAAGATTACTCTTGGCAATAAATGAATATCTTAACTGATTTTCATCACAATTCTTTATTACGCTCGTTGGTTCTACTTTTTGAAAATAGACTAAGCATGGATATTTATAGACCAGCTGGTTTAGAATGGTTTAATGAGGGTTTTTGGGCAATTAATGATAATGCAGATACTGCAAAACAATTTTTAGATACACAATCTGCTTTTGTTCCTGACAATACAGCCCCATTAAACATCGTAAATGATGAAAGTAATGGTATATATCATATATATGATCCTGGGTATGAGTCTACTCATAAAGCTATTACACTAGATGCATTTAAAAGTATGGAGTTCGACTTCGTTATTGCTTCTATCCCTCAGCATATACATTTATATCAAAAACTCATTAATCAATACCAGCCAAAAGCTAAGTTGATTGTTCAAGTTGGAAATAATTGGTCTTCAAATATTGTACAAGGGCTGAATGTATTAGCATCAGTTAAACCAGGACTATTGGATAATTCTAATGTTGTTTACTATCATCAAGAATTTGATATAGATATTTTTAAACCATTAAACTATAAAACAGATAACAGTATAAACAGCTATATTAATATATTGCAAAATATGAATCAAGGCTGGAGAGATTTTACTAATTTGGAAAATCTTTTAGTCAATGAAGTTAAATTTAATAGCTACGGTGGTCAATGCAGAGATGGAAGTATTGCTGGCGCAAGCCTATTAGCGGATTCTATGAATCGTAATAGTATGATCTTTCATGTAAAAGACGGTGGAGATGGATACGGTCATATTCTATACAATGCTTACGCGTGTGGTAAACCAGTAATTATTCGTAACTCTATGTATGACAATTGTTTAGGTCAAGAGTTATTCAATGATGAAAGCAGTATAAATCTTGATGGCATTTCAATTGAAGATGCTGCTCATAAAGTTAGAAAAATTTTATCTGATGAAGAGTTATTGAATTCAATGTCAATTAAGGCATATGAAACATTTAAAAATAATGTTGATTTCGCATACGATGCGGAAAAAGTTTATAACTGGATGGGAACTCTGTAGCTCCCATGTGTTATTATTGCATAAATCTATAGTAGAAAGAAGAGTAAATGTTAATTGTAGATAAAAGAAAAGGCGACCATATGCCAGTGCATGAGGTTATTCCAACTCCTAGTGTTGGACTTAATCGTGCATTAGGTGGAGGTCTAAATACAGGAGCAACACATTTGTTTTGGGGTACTCCATCAGTAGGCAAATCTACAATGTGTTTTAGAATTTTAGCTGAAGCACAGAGTAGGGGTTTTAGACCAGTAATTGTTGACTCAGAGTATTCATTTAACGAAGAGTATGCTGCTAAGTGTGGTATTGATATTGATGACATTGTAGTTATTCAATCAACAGTTGTTGAAGACATTCTGAAGAATATCCATCCATATCTTACTCACGAAGAAGAGAAGCATATCTTCTTGTTTGACTCTCTTTCAAATATTATTAAGGAAGAGTTTTATGACAAGCCTGAAGGTGGTAAGGCAATGGGTCTTCAATCTCGCTCACAAGGCTTTCTTCTTCAGAAGCTCGTAAACTATCTCCATAAAGAGAGGAATATGATGATCTTTGTTGCTCACCAGACGATTGACTTGTCAGGAATGTACGCAATAACAAAAGCAAAGATGGGTAATACGGTTCATCATAATATGCATAATATTGTTAAGTTGTTCCTATCTATGTCGTCAAAGGAAATGGAAAGAGATGAAGTTAATATGATTACATCTCAAAAAGTAACATGGACAATTGAAAAGACAAAACAGATCCCAAGCATTGGGACACATGGGCAGTATTATGTTCTTCCTCAAGAGGGTATGATTGATAAATATCGTGAAATGCTTGATATTGCAATTGAGATGAATATCATTGAGCGCAGGGGCGCTTGGTTTTTCTACGGAGATCAGAAGTGGAATGGTATGGGTAAGATTGAGCTTACTGATAAGCAAATTGAGGAAATTAGTGCTAAAATATTAGGATGAAAAGACTCCTAGTATTAGTATCACTACCATTTTTAGTAGCCTCTGGACTTCTCGTTGTTGGCACAATTGCTTTAATAAAGAAGGTTGAAGAGGACTTTGATGAAGATATTTTTTGGGAATAACCCAAAAATAAAAAATAAAAAATCCTCGTTACCCCCTATTGCCGTTTGCCATTGTGCTATATTCTGCACACCGTCTAAATAGGAGGCATCTATGCAAACATTTTTACCGTACCCAGATTTCAAAGAATCGCTACAAGTTCTTGATTATAAAAGACTTGGGAAACAGCGTGTTGAGACACATCAGGTCTTGAATGTTCTTTTGAAAAGAGTTCAGCCGAAGATGAAAAAGGATGGGACATTTTATTATGGCTGGGAAAACCATGTTGTTACAAGAATGTGGAGAGGTTACGAAGAAGCATTGAAACTTTACTTTAATGAATCAGTTGAGCAATGGATTAATCGTGGTTATAACAATACAATGAAGCTTGAAGTCATAAATTATGATAAGCTAGTAATGCCATATTGGTTTGGTCGTGAAGACATTCACCGATCACACCGCTTGAAGTTAGCATGGAAACACTGGGATTGGTATTGTGATAAGTTTGACGATGTTACAGAAAGACCAGTTGATGAGCCAAGTTATGTATGGGCGCTACTATGAAAAGAACTGAAAAAGAAGAAATCAAAAAGGATAAAGCAAAGGCTGTGAAGAATTCAGGTAGAGGATTCAAGAAGGGTGATGCAGAGTTCCATGAGTTTTTATTAGATTATAAACACAATGGGGCATCTTTTACATTAACAAGAACTGCTTGGATTAAAATGCGTAAGGATGCATGGAAATCCAATCATAAATACCCATGTATTTCTGTTGTGCTTGGAGAGGATTCTGATGTTAAGGTTGCTATTATTGAATGGCATGTGTTTAAAGAGTTGATCAAGGATAGCGATTATGAATGAAACTGTTCATTATGCTTTCCCAACATTAATCTTTGAAGATTACTATGAAGATAATAAAAAATTTTTAGAAATACTATCTAAGAGTTGGGAAGACCATTTTTATAATGGATATTCTAATGAATCAACAAACAATTTGGACATACATTTAGATGTTAGGTATAAAGATTTATACTGCTTCTTAAGTAAATCCATTAAAAAATATTTACAAGCATTAAACATTGCTGATAATTTTGATATAAATTTTGTTAAATCTTGGTTTAATATTCTTGGTGAAAGTACAACACCATTGCATAGTCATGGTGATGCACACATATCAATTGTGTATTATGCAAATACACCCGATGATATGGGGCAATTTTTAAGATTGCATTATTTCGATAAGGAAAGACAAGCTTTTCCTGGTTTATACGATTATAACAATTCTGGCTATAATGAGTTTAATTCCAGAACATATAGTATAAACACATACCAAGGTCAAGTTGTTGTTTTCTCTTCAAGGATCCCTCATGACACTTTTGGTGATGGTAAGATTCTAAATACTCCTGAAGAGCCTGTTAAATCATTTTACGATTTAAATAAAAAAAGAATATGTATTGCTTCCGATATTATTCTTACATATAAAGATAAAATTAATAAACCACTCGGTCTACAGCCTGTTTATAACTGGAGAAAATTTGATGAATAAAAGCAAAGTCCACTTCACAGCCAATAGAGATAATTGGAAAACACCAAAGGCATTTTATGAAAAACTTAATGAAGAATTTAACTTTGACTTTGATCCCTGTCCTCCTAGCCCTCAGTTTGATGGTTTGGAAATTGAATGGGGTAAATGTAATTTTGTTAACCCTCCTTATGGCAATATTATTACCAAGTGGTTAGAAAAAGCTGTTCAAGAGCAGATGAAAGGAAAAACATCTGTATTTTTGATACCGAGCCGTACAGACACCAAATGGTGGCATACATATGTAATGGAAGCCGATGAAATTAGATTTATCAAAGGTAGACTGAGATTTCAAGGAGCAGTGTATAATGCACCGTTCCCATCAGTTATAGTAGTATTTAAAGGAAAAAGATGAGTAATTTAACCTATGGAAGCCTATTCGCAGGAGTAGGTGGATTTGATCTTGGTTTTGATTCTGCTGGCTGGGAATGTAAATTCCAAGTTGAATGGGATAAGCATTGCCAAGAAGTATTGCAAAGAAACTGGCCTGATACATTAAAGTACACAGATGTACGAGATGTTAATGGCGCAGATTTAACACCTGTTGATTTGATTTCTTTTGGCTCACCATGCCAAGACTTATCAGTAGCAGGTAAGCGTTCTGGTCTTGACGGAGATAGATCAGGATTATTTTTTGAAGGTATTAGAATAATTAAGGAGATGCGTGATGCAACAAATGGACAATATCCAAAATGGGCAATCTGGGAAAATGTCCCAGGTGCCCTCACAAGTAATAAAGGAGAAGACTTCGGGGAAGTCCTCAACCAAATGGCTAACATCGGGGCATTGGGAATTGAATGGCATATCTTGGATGCACAATGGTTCGGAGTCGCCCAACGAAGAAGAAGAGTATTTGTCATCGCTTGCTGGGACTCTTCAGCCATTAGAAGAAGTAATGGAAAAATATTATCTGTCCCCGAAGACAGCAATGGGGATATTAAGAAGAGGAGAAAGAAAGGGAAATCAAATCCCAGAGCCTCTGAGACAGGCATTGATGGACCTATCTGGTATGGAAAAACAGGATTTAGCAAATACGAAGAAGGAGGAGTAAGTCTATCTTCTTCTGACCATAAAAGACCAGATATGAACTTCATTTTAGAGCCTTTTGTTAAGACAAAGAGGGCGCAGAATAATGAAGATTCAGAGTCTTGGATTAGTGGTAATGTATCACCAACTCTTAACGCATTTGATAACACTGGAGAAGCAAGAGCAACAGTCCTTGTCTTTCAGCCGGGAGTAATGGTTAGACAAGGTTATGGAGTTAGTGAAGATTTAGTTCCAACTCTTAGAGCAGAACATCATAATGGGGATAATATGCCTCATATAATGGTGCTTGATGGGACAAGAGTTGATGATATTAGAATCTATGAAGATGGGATTGTTCCAACTTTAAAGCACAGAATGGGGACAGGTGGTGGTCAAGTACCTGTTCTTGCATATGATGGCTATAATAATAAAATAACAGAAGATACTTATAGAACAATCAGAACTGGTGTTGACTCTGCTGACCACATTGCTATTCCAGTAGATGAAAAGAAATTTATTTTAAGAAGACTTACACCTGTTGAATGCGAAAGGTTGATGGGGTTCCCTGATAATCACACAGCATTAGATAGCAACGGCAAAAAGATTGCTGATACCAATAGATATAAAATGTGCGGAAATGCTATTGCAAGCCCTGTATCGCATTGGATAGGTGTACAATTGAAGAACCTAATAGAAAGAGAAGATACACATGGCTGATATTATTGTAGATGTTGATTTCATCGCCCAACACATGGGGGAAAGATCAAAAGAATTTATTGAGTGTATGGCAATTGTACAAGATATTATTGACAACCCAAATCACTATGTTGGAGCGCAAGCTATTAAATATGCAAACCTTTTGGCAGCATATAGAACTCAAATGATTATTAAGTCTCAGGCTTTTAAGAGAAGATCTAGTCTCATGAGTGAACAAGATAAAATGGTAAATGATATATGGAAAACCATGTATGAAGCTCTAGCAGAGAACATTAATGTTCTCAAAATCGCATCAAAAGGAAATTAATTGAAATCATTAAATGCATTAAAACTCCCAAAACAGGAAAAGATACAGAAATCCGGTGACGATATTGTAGGGGAGTTGTTAAAAACAATTGATACCCATCTAGAAAAGCGTAATACCCCAACTGAGAAAAAGGTTGGCGGGTTCCATCCTAGTTATACAAATCAATGTGCGCGTTATTGGTATTATCTATTTGAGGGTACTGAAATGACAACTAAATTCCATCCTCAAACTTATAGAATCTTTGATAATGGTCATGCTGTCCATGACAGACTTTACAGTTATTTGAGAGAGATTGGCATACTTGTAGCAGAAGAAATTCCAGTAACACACGATGATCCCCCAATTGAGGGCACTGCAGATGGTATAATTGATCTTGATGGTCATAAACTAATAGAGTTGAAATCAATCTCAAATGAAGGCTTTCACTATAGAAAGCTATATAACAAACCAAAAGACGATCATTTTAGATAAGCACAAATTTATATGCGCTGTCTTGATTTGCCATCTGGTTTAGTTATTTACGAGAATAAAAATAACCAAGAAATTCTTCCAATTTATATTGAAAGAGATGACACATTCATAGATAAATTATTTAAAAAATATAGGGGAATTTACGATGCTTTCTTAAAGCGAGAAATCCCCGCTCAGCCCTATAAGCGTAGTTCTGCTAAATGTGCAGAGTGTGCTTTGGCTGATAAATGCTGGTCGGGGAATGTTTGATAGCGAACAAAGAGTATGTCAAAACGAGGAATGTAAAAAAGATTTTATAGCAAAAGTTTACAACACTATATACTGCTCGCCAGAATGTAGAAAAGTTGTAACAAATAAAAAACTGCTTGAAAACTACTACAGAAAAAAAGAGAATAAAAAGCGAAAAAGAATTTGTAAAACAAAAGATTGTGATACTGTTCTTTCATCCTATAATGAAGAAGAAATATGCGAGCAGTGTAAAACTGAACGATACATACAAAGATTAATTAGTTGGGGATGGGATGAAAAGAAGCTTAGGGATGAACAGCGTTAGTCTATACGCTATAATATATAGATGAGTTTAAAGAATATTGTCGGTAGTAATGACTGGCAAAAAGTCATAGCCATTGACCCAGCATCTCATTCTTTGGCATGGGCAGTCGTCACAAAAGAAAAAGATGTGATTGCTACTGGGAAAATAGATCTTAAAAAAGAGAAAACAGAATCAGAAAAGTTTGCAAAGATATACAAAGAAATGTCTTCGGTTATAGATATGTATAAGCCAGATGTTGCTGCTATTGAGCAATCAGTGTATGTCCAAAACTTTCAATCAAGTAGAATTATTTCTTATGTAATAGGTTTTACATGGGGAATACTCCATCAAGCAGGTATCAAAACTAGAGATATTAATCCTCTTAAATGGAAGCCAGCTATTGGCTACAAAAATGTTACTAAGCAAGATAAGAGTTCTTTAGAAAAGAATGGCACCAAAGGGTCTATTCAGATTAAAATGAAGAACGAAAGAAAAACTAGAGTAAGAGAAATTGTTTCAATTGCTTATGGAAATGAAACCCCAGGTCTTGAAGATGATGATATTATTGACGCATTAGGAATTGCTTTATGGTATTACAAAACTGGTGGTAAAGATGGGCCTTGAGCCTTATAAAGATAAAACATTTTTATATGAGCATTATGTTGCTAAAAGAATGAACTTGACAGATATTGTGAAACTTTTAGATAAGAATTACAATATTAAAACAAGTCCTCAGACAGTTTACAACTGGTGTAAAAAATATGATCTGCTTAAGTACAGAGGTAAGGGAAGAAACTTATCTGCTGGTAAACAGAAAGCTCCTAAATCGCCAGCCCAAAAAATGGTAGAGCAAAGACGAAGAGAAATGAGAAAACAAAATGAACTCAAAAAGAAAGGAAAATTAAAATGAAAAAAGAAATGAGAAGGAGTGTGTCAGCAAAAGACATTTCCACATTTTCAAAATTAGATATGGTTTACAATCAGGTAAGAGTGATTGAATCAAAACAGAACACAACAGAATACAAGTGCTTGGGTTCTGGCAAGTGCTGTCGTATTGGCTTGCGTATTCCGCTTGCTGAATGTGCAAATATTGCTTTTCGCATCACGCAAGACTTTTATTTTAAAATGGAATCAGAAGGTGAAGATGTAGCAAATGTTTGGATGGAAGAAACGATTGCTAATTTGAAAGAAGCAATGCATGATCCAAATTGGGAAATGAATGGCGAAACAGATCGTCATTGTGTATTTTACAAAGGTGGTTGTACCATTTACAGATACAGACCAATGGTTTGCAGAACTTTTGGAACAATTACCCCTGTTGATGATTACTGCCCAAGAATTAGAAATGCACATGGACAAGTAGATTATTATTCTGGAGAAGGCGTAGTCAAAGTTATTAAGCAATACCAAGACCTTCTTGCTGAATATGCAAGTGACAAAGATGCAACATATAACAGTGTTGTTTATATGCCTTTGGGAGTTCTAACATTCTTGTTAACGAGTGAAGAATTGGTAGACCTAGCAGCGGAAACAGACCAAAAATTTTGGGAAGGTGTAAGAGGATGGTATAACTATAGATTAGTTTTTACTAAGATGCATGGTTATGATTATGATACTCTTCACACTTTTGCTGAAAAAGATGGCGACCAACTTGGTTTTGTGAAAGAATAATAATTTTTATACAAACAAAAACAAACGACAAAATAACGATCCGGAATATGATATTATAGAAATATGAATTCACCAATAAAAGTCCAAGAGCAACTTGTCCTTTTTGCAAAAAACGACAAGATTACTATTTACAGAGTTGTCTCTAACTAATAAGTAAAAATAGTGAATTGCCTCGCTTCGGCGGGGCTTTTCGCTTTTATTTCTGTATTAGTATGATAAACTATATATTATGTCAAATATTGAACCAATAGGTGACAAGAATATCTTTGACAAATTAAGGTCTATAGAAGATGCAGGCCAGTTGTATGTTAAAGGTTATTCTTATCACGAAATAGCAACGCTATTATCTATAAAGATAGCGGATGCGAAAGATTATATAAACGAGTATAAAAAGATACTCAACCGTCAAGCAGAGGAAGACCCATACTTCCTTGAGAGAATTCAATTTAATACGATTAAAGCTCTTCAAGAGTTTGATCAATTAAGCAAGGAAGCTTGGGAGACAGTTAACATAGCAACTGATCATGGAATGGTTCCAGCAAGAATTCAGGCTCTTAAATTGGCAGCAGACATTGCTAATAAGAAAGCACAATTGCATAAACTTATGGGCGGGACAAATGGCGATTCTGATTACATTGCCCGAATGCAAAAGGCTGAGAATGTTAATCAAATCCTATCCAGAGTTCTCAGAGATGTTATTTCAAAATACCCAGAGATTGCTGATGAAGTCCGTAGAGAGCTTTCTATTGCTTTTGACATTATGAATACGCAAGAAGAATTTATAGAAGAAGCAGAGATTGTAGAAACTCCACAATTTGAAACGGAAAATTCGCCCCATAAAGGAGCAGAATAATGTCTGACTTCATCGGTATGAACTTAGAATTAGCAGACTTTGAAAGATTGCTAAAGAAAGAAGAATTTGTACAAGAACCTGTTCCTATTGAAGTATTTGTTCAGGATAGGAAATATCTTGGGCTTCCACCATTATCTCCTATTCAATTAGAGATTGTACGACATTCTACACAAATTTTTAAAAAACATACGTTAATGAATTTGATGGGTGAAGAAGAAGGTGCGGCTTATTACGATAAGTATACAGATAATGAAGTCATATGCATGTTAGGTAAAGGTTCTGGTAAAGACCATTGTGCAAGAATTTCAATGGCGTATACAGCTTATCTTATGCATTGTCTTCGAGATCCTTTAAGTTATTATGGTAAAGCAAATGGTGTATATATTGACTTGCTTAACTTAGCTGTAAACGCTCAGCAAGCACAAAGAGTTTTCTTTGAGCCTTTTAAAAACTTACTGCTTGGTTCTCCATTTTTTAATGAAGTAGGATTTGAACCTAGAGTTTCAGAAATATTTTTCTTTAGTAGACCTGTAAGATGTTTCTCTGGTCACTCTGAAAGTGAAGGTTGGGAAGGTTATGAAGTTATGACAATTATTCTTGACGAAATTGCAGCTTTTAAAACAGATGTTGAATTAAAGGGAGAAACTAGATCAAAAGGTTCTGCATCTGCGATTTATAATATGAGTAAGTTATCTGTTATGTCTCGTTTCCCGGAAGTCGGTAAGGTTATTCTTTTGTCTTTCCCTCGTTATAAAGGTGACTTTATTCAGCAAAGATATTTTGATTCTAGAAATAATAATGAACCAAAAACTTGGTCAATGAAAGCTGCTACTTGGGAAGTTAATCCTACGATTAAGAGAGAGCAATTAGAGTCGGAATATATTCGTAATCCTATTCAGGCTAGAGCTAGATTTGAATGTGAACCACCTAATATGGAAGACGCATACTTTAGAGATGCTGATCTAGTTAGAAAAGCATTTATGTATAGAGAAGACCCAGTAGATGAAGAAGGAATGTTTAAACCCTGGTTTAATAATAAAGATGGATATACAAGATTTATTCATGTTGACTTGGCTTTGAAACGAGATAGGGCTGCACTTTGTATGTCGCATTGTGCTGGATTTAAAGAAGTAAAAACTTCAATGGGTGTAGAAAAGTTACCTATTATTAATGTTGATCTTGTTTATTCTTGGGAAGCTTCAGTTGGTGCAGAAATTAACTTTGCATCAATTAGACAAATGATCGTTGATCTACATAGAAAATTTGATGTTGGATTAGTTACATTTGACCGTTGGCAATCTATTGAAATGATTCAGAGCCTTAGAAGTATGGGGATCAATTCAGATTTCCATAGCGTTAAGAAAACAGATTATGACACCTTAATGTCCTGTATGTATGATACAAGATTACGCGGATATTGGAATGAGTTATTAGTTGAAGAAGAATTATTAAAGTTAAAGCTATTTGGTAATAACAAAATTGATCACCCTGCTACTGGTTCTAAAGACTTAGCTGATGCATTAGCCGGGTCTGTCTTTAATGCTATGAGTATGGCTGCTATTGATTCAGAAGTTGAAATTGAAGTATTAGCACCTAGTCCTATATTTGAAATGGATGATGAATTTGAAGAATTCTCTTCTGTAAAAATGTATAATAGAGATCTTCAAATGTTTGAAGATACAGATAAGAAAGAGATTGGAGGGGCTGAGAGATGGATAGATCTAGTCTAAATAAAGATAGCGGACAAGTTACTGTTGATGAAATTATTGCTGAATTGAATCGCCAAATTAGTAGTTTAAATTTTGAACTTACTGTAAACAAATTGGCTGTGCAAAAGCTGCAAAAAATCATTTCTTCTTATGAAGAAACTGACGATGTAAAGTCTAAAAATATTGCTCAAGACTTTTGATCACAAAATAATTGTTACAAAAACTTTTTTTAAAAAAGATACGCAAACTGCCGACACGGTGAAAAAGGCGGTGTTATGATGACATTCAACGAAATGGAAAGACCATTTCAACACTTACAAACAACAAGAACAAAGGAAATTAAAATGTCCATTAGCATTCAAAAAGTAGAAAACTTTCCAGAAATCTCTCGCTCAGGTAGAGTGTCTGAAGAATTGCAGATGATTATTGATGCACTCAATGAGTCTGTAAAGACTGGAGAAAAGTTTTGCATTACTGGTATTGAAAAGGGTAAGGCATATAATTCAATGCAGCAGCGTATTCGTGCTCAGGCTAAGAAGTTGGGTTTCAATATTGTTATTCGCTTTGATGCAGATGATAGCAAGCTTTACTTTAAGGCAACACAAGACACAAATGCAATGACTTCTGTTACTGCAAATGCAGTGCCTTCTGTTACTGCAAAAGAGAAGACAAAAGCATCTAAGTAAATATTAAAAAATATTTAGGAAAAGACCCTCATGTGGAAACACATGGGGGTTTTTTTCGTGTATACTTTTGTTTATGATTCAAACACAAGAACAAGAAATTGAAATTACTTCTGATCAAATAAAAGGTTGGCATCCATTTTTTGCTTTGCCTTGTTATGATCAACAAATTACGGAACCATTTTTTATGTCCTTCATAAAGACAGCAATTGGGTTTAAAGACATTGGATTAAAATTTTCTATTAGTACATTATCTGATTCTCTTATTTCAAGAGCTAGAAATCAACTTGTAGCTAAGTTTATGGCTAATCCTGAGTTTACTCATTTGGTATTTATTGATGTTGATTTAGGTTTTAACCCTGATGATATTTTGAAGATGTTATGGCACGATAAAGAAATTGTAACTGGTGCTTATCCCATAAAGGATATAAATTGGGAAAAAATTTCTAAAGCAGTAGAAAAAGGTGTGGATCCAGATAGGCTTTTATCATTGAGTACAAGATTTGTTGTAAATCCAGTTCGTTTTGGTAGTGATCAAATTGTTGTAGAAAATGGTGCAATTTCTGTTCATGATGCTGGCACTGGTTTTATGATGATTAAGCGTAGCGCATTTGAGAAAATGTTTGCTCAGTATCCGGAATTAAAATATGATGATGATACCGGGCTGCTTAATGAAGAGGAAAGAAACTATTCTTATGCATTATTTAATTCTTATGTAGACGAAGATAATAGATTCTTATCTGAGGATTACGGTTTCTGTCGCTATTGGCAAAAGATGAATGGCGATATTTGGACAGACCCAACTATTGAACTTACGCATCTAGGTAGAATGAAATACACAGGAACTCTTATGCAGTTCCTTATAGATAATGCTAAGCCAGCAGAATAAGTCAAAGTGTTTACTTTTTTGGGTTTTATAAGAATAATGTAGTAGGCCCAAAAAAATATATTAAAATTTTTGCATTATTTGCTAAAATATTGCAGGGTGTGAATTAGGTGAGAAAATAGCCTAAAATTACACGGGCAATATAGATCGTCAATAAGCTGATTTTTTAGATCCTGGCTAATGTAATTAAAAATATTATAAATAAGCTGCTCGACATACAATCCCGATCTATTGATCGCGTCATTTTCTCACCTAAAAGAAATATAAAAGAAATCTAATTTCTAGCGTGTGAATCTAATTCCCAACTGATAGACTATCTTTATGGCACAAATAGACGTACAAATAGGTTAGGATTTGTACGTGTTATTTTATTACATTATTAGTGAGGTTCACTTATGGGTTCAGAATTAGATGAGTATCAAGATAAGGTTATCGCTATGCTTGGCACTCAATTATCTAATGGCGTAAAAGATTTCGGTAAGATTGTGGATTACATCAAGATTACAGAAAATATGGCTGTTAGATATGTATTTGTAACAGATACAGGTAGAAAAATTGATTCAGGTTCTGCTATGCGTTTTATGAATAACTATCGCCGCAAGTTAGAAAATAGACCTGCTATTGTTTATCCTGACGGTACAGATAAGGTATTGCGTAATCGTCAAATGCGAGTTAGGCGTTCAGGTATGCGTTCACTTACAAGTGGACAAATACATACTGCTGCAAAAGTAAGTAATGATGAAAGTATTGATATTACATCAACTGTAACTTCTGCTGGTGCTTTTCCTGAAGAATTTGTTTTACCTAAAGGTAAGACTAACCCTAACGGTTTGACTATTGACGAGATTTTAGAACGTGCTAATCTTAGCGTCAATGAATATTTCAACAATAAAAAGGAAGAACAAAATGAGCAATAATGATGACATTCAGTATTGGAAAAATCGTGCGAATGAGTTTGAGCAAAAGCTTCGTATTTTGGCAAATGAAAAAGTAATTGTTCATAATGACAAAATGAATGTAGCAAGATTTGATATTGTAAGAATTCTTACGAAAAATCTTGATACACAGATTAGAACAATGTGTTTTATTGATTCAATAATTGATGAAGGATTAAAGAGTAGTGTTTTGATTGCTATTCAGAAACTCAAACAAGAAATGAATATTGAATTTGAAAATGGTTTGTTTTACTACTATTCAAAAAATGGCGATAAGCTGATTGTTGATGGTAGAGATTATTCAGAAATTAATGGTTACAACAAAGATTGGATGAAGTAATGGAATTTGAATTTATTGACGAAAGTGAAATTGTTCCATCAAGAGGTTTTGGTGGAGAAAAAGTAGAAAAAACACCTTCTATTTTTGATACTCCTTTGGAAGATAGAACTTATTGGGGTAATGATGCTGGTTCAGAAATACTTATGATTTTTGCTCGAATGGAAATTCGTAAAAGTATTAAGAATTTGCGTTTGATCAATATTGAGCATTATGATTATGCTGCAAGATTGAGTAAAGAACATAGAGATGAGTTACGCATTTACCAATTAGAAATGCTTCAAGTTTTGATTACGCAAGATAATTACACAATTCGTCAACTTGATTATGGTGATTGTGAAATTGTTATTCTTCCTCATTATCAAAATGTTGAAGAACTGTATACAGCAATTGATTCTGAGTAAGTAATTACTTACGTCATAAAGATAAGAAAAAGATGGGAAATGGGATAGTGTTTACTATCCCATTTTTCATTGAGTAGGCACAAAAAAGAAAGAATAAAAATGATAGAAAAAGTAAACAAAGTTGAAGCTTATAACCACAAAAAAGTTGGTCTAAAGTTTGTAACAGAACTTGAAAAAATGTTTCATAAAAAGATTTCAACTATGCGAGTTGGAGAAAAGATTGACATTGAAATTGACGGAACAAAAGAAGAAGATAGAAAATTAATTCTTAAAGCTGTTAAAAAATCTTGTTTGTATAACAACATAGAAGTACATCATCGTTGGTCAAAAGATAAGAAAAAAATTACTTTAATTATTGAAGGTATATAAATGAATACAAATACAGATGAAGTCATTTTTAAAATGATGATAGAAGACTTAGAAAAAAGAATTAAGCTTCTTCAAAAGAAAAATGATGAAATGAAAAAGTTGATAAATGTGTTATTTGACATAGCAAAAAAACAGAAAGAAACAATCGATGGCAATTTGTAAATTTTGTGAACAAGAATTTATTGAAGAAAGATTTGAAGCTGGTTACGATTATTGTTTAGAAGAAAAATGTAATCGTATGGGACTTGACGAAAGAGAAAGAGAATTTCGTAAGGTTTATACCCCGGCTTTACTACATAAATGCAATTACTTTTGGGTTCGGAAAGATGAACTTAAAAGTCTAAATACAAGAGCAGACATTATTGATGGATATGGAGATCAAAATGAATAAAAACATTCCGGGTAGATTTGAAGCAATTCAAGTTTTATTCTGTGAACATAAGATAGAAACTGGATTACCAATGAGGTTTTTCCAATTGAAAAAGGGGCAGCTTACTGATTGCCCAAAAGGTTGCGGAATGCAAAAAACAAAAAATGTTGAATCTGGAAAGGATTTGCAAAATGATTGATTGGTTGATATTTGGTGTCGCAATGACACCTTTTATTTGTTTCGGTTATGTAGCCGTTATTGAATGTATTTACGAATATAGGAGTGAAAAAAATGAAGACTGAAGAAATGGTTAGCTTTTCTATAAATGACGTAGAGAAAAAAATATTTATCAATGCTGATTATGGCACTGATGATGTTGCTACTAATAAAAAAATTGGTAGAGAGATAGTTAAAGTGATCAATACTTTTGAAATTAAGAAAGGACGCGAATGTTTTTTCCATTCAAGAGTTAAAGATCAAGTTATGAAAAATCTTGGTAGTAAAACCGAGATGGGAGATGAGTTAAGAATTCATCTTGCATCTAACTATGTTCATCAAATGGTTAATTACCAGATCAAAACATTTTTGTTTTATAAGAAATACCCTCAATTTTTGGAGATGAGATAATGTATACACCCTGTCCTTGTTTTTCTTGTGGAAAACAAATTAGTTATATGCAAACTAACAACATAAAAACTGATTTTGTATTAGTTGAAGGTGCCATTGAAATTGACATTTATGGTTCTTATGGTTCTATTTTTGACTTATCTCATATGAAAATTTGGATTTGTGATGATTGCATTCAAGAAAAAATGAAAGAAAGAATCGTTATGGTCAATGAAGATGTAAACAGTGATTATGAAATGGAAGATGAAAATGAATGATGATGAAATGATGTTTCAAGAAGAAACTAATTATTCAACTCGAAATCAATATGGAGAAATTAAATATTTCCAAACAATTGAAGAAGCTTTAGAAGACTTTGCTTCTTATCTTGGTTATAGGCTTTCCATTTTTATTAATGGAATGTCAATCCATATTAATCGCGAAGAACTTCCAGATTTGCCTAGCGCAAAATATGGTTCTTTGGCTTGGGAAAATCCAACTTTTGTAAAAAGGTATCAAGCATTATTAACTATTTATCCTGAAAGGAACAATTAAAATGAGAGCAAATATTTATATGATTAATGAAAATGCTTATGGTTTTACCAGAAAGTGTTTTCATTGCGGAGAAGAAAGTGAATTTTGTTTGTCTTTTGATGAATATCAAAGACTGATTCTGAATAATGAATACATTCAAGATGTCTTTCCTTTTTTGCCAAAAGAAATTCGAGAAGTTATGATTTCAGGAACTCATCCAAATTGTTGGGAAGAAATGTTTCTTACTATTGATGAAGATGAGTGTGAATGTGAAGAAATGGAACAAGGTCAGCCTTGTGTTCATTGTATTGAAACAAAATACGAATAGAGGTAGCAATGTATATTTGTAAAAACTGTGAAGCTGTTTATGAAGAATTGCCTGATGATTCAGTCTGTACTCAGTGTATGGAACAAGAAGTAGTAAAAGCTTACAATGAAAGGTATATGTAAAGTGAGAAGTATTAAAGTTTCTTTTACTAAACCTGAACTTGAGTTAATTATTGAAGCTCTTGATTATCTTGAAGATCGCGCTTTTCGTGAAAATGATCTTTATATTAAAGACTACACAAGCGTTGTAGAAAAGCTTGATAATAAATGGTCAGCTTATTATAAGCGTTATTATCGTAATTACAAAATCAAAAAAATGTTTAAGAAGAAAGGTATTTAAAATGAATATTGAATATATTGAAATTGGCTCAACGCCTTATGATGAAGATTGTGCTCAAGTTGGTACTTATAATTACCGCGAACTTGCTAAAAAAGAAATGGATGCTTTTATTGATCAGTTAAATAGAAGTTTTCCTGAAGCAGAAGAAAAAGGAATTAGATTTAAAGTTAAGTGGTTTAGTCACGAATTTGGTTCATATGGCGAAGTTTGTATGTATTGGGATATGGATGATCCTATTGCTGACGAATATGTTTATGTAATTGATAAGTCTATTCCTTCAAATTGGGATGAAGAAGCATTGAAAGAATTGGAAAAACAAAATGATTGATATTTCGCATTACAGCATTGAAGAACTTGCGACTATGGCTTTGAAAAAACCAGAAGATTTTGGTTATTGGGGGTCTGAAGATATGTTTAAAACTTGGGGTTTTTCTGGAATTGATGATACTGCTCAAAGTATTCTTGAAAAGTCAAACTTTGAAGTTATCAGTAAAGATTTAATGGAAAGATTTCCTGGTGATTTTAGAATTGAAACATATAAGCATTGGGTTGTAGGTTCAATTGATCGTTTAGTTTGTCGTATTCTTTTATCAGAAAGTGACGTTACAGAAAGCAATATTAGTCCTGCTTTTATTGCTGCTATGGAATGGCAAGAAAGATTGATGGAGTATTCAGTTGCTGATGAAGGTGATTACTTTAACAAAGAATATGAAAGTGTAATTGAATCCATAAAGGAACTACCAAGTTATCTTTTAGATTTAATTGATACTTCTGATTCTAATTGGGCTGATTTTATCTATAACGAATTAGCGATGAATATGAATGTGGAGCTATCTCCAGATGCTGGACTTTATCCAGAAGATGAAGATATTTTAATGGCTGTCTATAACATTAAATATTGGAACAAAGAAAACATTGGGGGTTGGACTGAGTTTATTGAACGTAATAATCTTGAGCCAATTCCTACAAGACAATATAACCCTAATCAATTAAATTTATTTGAGGATTAAAAATGGAACCTGAGAAATTAGATAAAGAGCAAATGATGGATTTACTTCAAGATGCTCTTATTGGTATGACAATACCGGAACGTAGGAAAAAAGATATCGGATGGTTGAATAGAAATCTTGCTATTCATAATCAAGAACATCCGAATTTTATAAAAGCAAGATGGCTGATTAATCAATTAATGAAGGAAGAAAATAATGGAAAATGAAAATAATTCAGAACTGTTTAGTGCAACAATGGTGCTAACAGCTTATGTTGATGAAAAAGGAAATGTCAAGTATGTAAAATCATCTTGGGATGATTTATTCAAGAAAGAAGAAGATAGTGAGTAAATGTAAAGAATGTGATACCAAAGAAAATATCGTTTGGTCAGGCATTGATGCTTGGATTTTGGGTTGCCTTGATGATATCACAAATATCTGTTATGAATGTGCAAATAAAAACAGCAATAAGAAAGTAGAACAAGATGCCTAATTGGTGCTCAAATAATTTATATGTTTATGGCGAAGAAAAAGATATGATGCAATTTCTTAGTATCATTTCTCGTAAGCTTGATCAATACAATAATGTAGTAGAAACAACAGAAGTTGTTCTTGAAGAATTTCAACACGGAGAAGTTAATGTTAGTCTTTTGGAAAATCTTTATCCAACACCTACAGATTTGTTAATTGGTGATGCTCCTATGGTGCATAACGATACTCAAAAAACTAATATTGAAAAATTTGGTTATCCTGATTGGTATCAATGGCGAATTGAGAAATGGGGAACTAAATGGCCAGAAAGTGATTTGTTTTTCAATCCCCCTATGCTTTCAAGAGGGCGTATTGAAATTGATTTTGATTTTTCAACTGCTTGGTCTCCACCTATTGAAGCATTTGAAAAAATTGCAATGGATTATCCAAACCTTTTGTTCTGTCTTTACTATCAAGAAGAAGGAATGGGTTTCTGTGGAAAGAACATTTGGATTAATGGCGAATGTAAAGAATCATACCAAGCTGATCTAATCGAAAACGAATTTGATACAGAGTATCTATTCGATTCAAACAAAAAATAACAACAACAATAACAAAGGAAAAAAAATGAAAGACAAAAACGAAACACTATTGGATGAGATTTTTGATATCTCTGCTGTTCACCCTGAGATTACAGATGCCAAAGCATATGGAATTTCAACTAATGAAAAAGGAGAACTTAAGTCTGTACTTATTGATTTCAATCCAGATGTGTATGATCTTATTCAAGAGATTGGAAATCAAAACAAGCATTTGCTATTTGAATATGTAAGCGTTGTAACAACAGGTTGGGCTGCACCTTTGAATGATGATGGAGAAGTAGATGGAGCTCCAAGTAAGCATCCAGATAGGCGTAGAGTTGCTCTTGCTATTGCTGTTAACATTGCAAATAAGAATATCTTTGGTAGCGTTATTAAATTTGATGATGCTGATGAAAAGGTATATGATTTCAATAATGCTACAGGTTCACTTGCTGAAGCAATTAACGAATTGTTCTGAGTAGAAAGTTTTAAATGTTTAAGAAAGAAGACTTTGATCATATTGAAAAAATGAGAACTGAAATGGCAGACGGTATGACTGACGGTTCAGATTCACATTTTATTCTCGAAAACATTGTAAATATTATGTCTACAACAGATTTTACATCTGATGAAGATAGAATGACATTTATGATGCAGTGTATTAATTTATGCTATGAAGATGGAGAAAATAGTGAAGATATTTTAGTTGAAGACAATGTATTTGGAGTAATCCTGGCCTTGTGTTTTAACTATTCTAATATCATTAGCAATCTAATCGCTGATGGTTTTAATATTGAAGACTATTACTCTTTTCTTATGTCTGAGGTTTTGCCTGTTATGAGAGAAGAATCAAAATCATTACCATATTGGGAGATAAATGAATAATGAAACTTGGCGTAATAACGCTGCATGTTTTGGTCAAGATACAGAATTGTTTTACCCTGAACCTGGGGTAAAAGGTTCAGCAAAGCAATCTGCTGAAATTAAAGCTTTTTGTAAGATTTGTTCTGTGAGAGCGGAATGTCTAGAATATGCTTTAAAAAATGAAGAAGCTTTTGGTATTTGGGGAGGCACAACTCCAAAAGAAAGAAGTAAAATTCTTGCACAACGTAGCGTTATTGCCAAAGATGTTTCTATTAAGGTAGTAAAAACTAATGACAACAACAAAATTTAAAATTAAAGTTATTAATGAAACTATTCTCGAACTTGAATCATTAAATGAAGCAAAGCAAATTGCTGACTTGCTAGAAGAAAGAAACAGTATTTCTAATTTTATTGGAAATATTTCTTACACTTATAGTGAAATTGAAAAGTTTGAAAATGGATGAAAATCTTAACTTTGATGTGCCAGTTAAAATATCGGAAATAAAAAAAGTTTTGAATATTCCTTTTGTTATCCTCAAAAGGGGTAACAAAAGGAAATCAAAAAAGGAGAAAAAGTGATATGAGTAATTATCCACCAGGAGTTACTGGTAATGAATACGAAATTGCTGGGCCTGACGCTGAGTTTGAAGAAGAATTTGAGTGTTGGAATGAAAATTTTAGCTATGTTCGTATTTCAGAATATGCTTTTAATTATTGCAGCGAATTTGGAAAGAAAGTAAACAGAACAGAGGAAATAGAAAAAGCTAAAGATGGTATCTACCGTCATTTAGCACATTTAAATTCATTGTTTAATATGCCAGAAATTGCTCCAGAAGTTATTGTTGAAAAATGCGACTTTGATGGAGTTGTATTAAAAGAATCTTTTCGTGGAACAACTTATTGGTCTTGTCCAAAATGTGGTAAAAGCTATGAATCGCAAATAGAAAGAGATTATGACTATGACTAATACATTTTTATCTATTCCAAAATGTAGAAATACTTTTGTTCAGTATAGCCATAATGGGTCATATGCTTTTAAAATTAAATATTATGCTCATTATTACAAGATGAGCAATGAAGAATTTGAAAAAGCTTACGTTGAAGCTAGTGAAACATTCTTTCATCAAACAAATTATATTCTCAAAGAATTTGGATTTGAGGGGTTTGAAATTGATGGCAGACTTGGAGGTTGGTTAAAACCAATTGACAAAGATAATAGAACAATCAATTATCCTAATGATGATTTTATTGATTATGAAGAATATGTTGTTCAACAAAAGATCCAATTGGCTTTTATTTTGATTAAAAGTCAATTTGAAAATATAAAAAAAATTCTAGAGTATTCTGAATCTTTAGAACAATTCAATGAGTATATCAAGGAGTATACAGAATTATGAGTACAGTAGAGAAAAAGACTTGTGCAGAACTTGTCTATGACCAAATGATTAGTCGTAGCGAACAGCTTGAAGAAATCAATGACATTCTTGGAGATGATGACATTGATGAAGAAAAGCAAGAAGAAGCTTTGGAAGAGTTGAATAATTTGGCTCTCGAAATTTCTAAATTTAAAGTAATTAAAATTCTTTTATCAACAGGTGGTCCTGCTGATTGGCTTGAATTAAAAGTTGATGATGATGGAAATCCTTCTGAATTAACTTATCATTATGCTGATTGGTTTGATCACGCTGAAGTTAAAGTACCAAGTGATTCCTATCTTTGGGATTACGCTATGCAAATTGCAGACACAGAAGGATAAATAAAATGGAACATCTTAACGTAACATTGGGTATTGACAATCAGGCAGTCGAAAAAATTTCTGCACTTGTTCAAGAAAATATTAAAGAGTCAATTGCTGAAGCAGTAAAGGATGACTTTCAAGATGAAGTCACTGAAAAAGTGATTGATTACATTCGAGATGATTATGATATCAGTGATAGCATTAGCAACTGGATGGATTATCATTTTGATATTGAAGACCATATTCGTAATATTGACTTTAGTGATTATATTGAAAATGATACTGAGTCTGATATTCAAAAATTGCTTGAACAATACAGTCCATTAAGTGGTTGTACAACTGCTGAACTTGCAACTCAAGCAATTAGAAATGCTATGCGGTACTTTTTGCTTAAGGATGATGAATTCGTTTCTGATATCGCAGATGCTTTGTCTCGTCTTGAGCAAAAAGATTTGATTGCAGAAGTGCGTGAATCTATTATTGCTCATACAAGAGATGCAATTCGTTCAGAATTACGTATTGAATTTATCAATGAGTTGAATGAGTATTCAACTGCTGTTGAGAATGCCAAAAAACTTTTGAATACTGAAGTAACTGCTACAGTGCCATTGGATTTGGTTTAAAAATAAAATGACGTTTGGGGATAGTGAAATATCTATCCCCAAATGTCGCTACCATAAAGAGAGAAAAATATTATGAAATACATTAAAGTAACAAATTATGTAAGCAATGTAAACAGACTATCACTTGAGAAATTAGGTATGTCAACAAAACGGGATAATGATCAGACAATTGGACAGTTCGGTTCTGGAATTAAGTTTGCTCCAATTGCTGCAATTCGCAAAGGAATGAGATGGGCATTTACAGGAGAGGATAGTAAGGGCAATTATGTCTTAGAATACATCATTAAAGATGATGAAGGAATTCCTTCCGTATTTTATAAGTATCAAGATTATGAAAAGCCTTCATCTTTTTCTGCAGATGCAGGTGTACTTTCTTGGAAAGATGAGTTTCAAATTTATCGTGAAGTAGTATCTAATGCCATTGATGAAGATACTCTTAATGGCAATGGTTGGAATATTGAAATAGTAGATGTTGATGAATTTGTTCCAGTCTCCGGTGAGTTTTCTGTTTATATTACTGCTACTGATGAGCTGCTAGAAATTCATAAAAACTTTGATAAGTATTTTTGTGTAAATAGGAAGCCAATCTATTCAGATAGTTGGTTTAAACTTTACGAACCTATTGATGATTCATTTAGAGTTTATTGTAAGGGCATTCTTGTCTTTACTTCAGAAAAATCAGTTAATAATTATGGTGGAGAAAATCTTCCAGGTATGTTTGATTATGATATTAGTAATCTTGATCTGAATGAAGATAGAACTGTAGATGGCAATTTCTCTATGAATTATAAAATTCTTACATCATTATCAAGTGTTAAAGATAGAGAAGTAATCAGCACAATTCTTCAATATTTCTTTGAAAATGAAGGTGATAGACTTTACGAAAAAGAATCTATTACTGATTATACTTATCAAAATATAAACACAAAAAATAGCCTTTGGGAAGAAGTGTTTGATAGTGAATATTTAAATAGTGTAATGATTATGGAACATTTTGCTACCATTAATGCTCTAAAAACGATTGAAGCAAAAGGTTTCCTATCTCTAAAAGTAGACCACGAAGGTGTTTATTCTTTTATGAGAAGATTAGGTATTTCTTGTGTTGACGATATTTTTGGGGAATCTCTGAAATATAACTACCATTTTAATATTGAAAATTATCCGATGGTAGTTCAAGCTTTAGATATGGTAATATCCGTACTTCCAGAAGTCATTGAAATCAAAGATAAGGTTGGATTTTATACACCATTTGATGAAGAAGATATGGTCTTAGCAATGACTGTAGATATTAATGAGGATGGAGATAAGAAGAAAATCGTTCTTATTAACGAAGAGACAGTATTCAAAACAAGTATTGAAAAAATGATCGGTACTATTGTTCACGAATGGGATCACTATTCTACTGGAATTAGTGATGGAGATATGGTTGGTAGAATGTTTAGGGACGTAGCAGATGACAAAATCGCTAAACTAATCTGCAAAATTTATAAACTAACGAATAAGTAACAAGACATTTTGGTTGAGTTCGGTATAGACTTTCTTCTAGCCTAGAAGAAAGTTGCTTTATGCATTTTTTGTACTGTTCAGCTTTAGCAATGATATGTATCTTTTTATTTATCATTGCATTACCCATTTTGTTTTTTATGCTTATTGCATACGCAATAATAATGATAGGAGTATTAATTGCCTAAGCATAATGAATATTTCATTGTTGAATATAGGTTCCCAATTAAAATTGATTCTGTAGGTTCTGTTCAAGAAGCGGTTTCAATGGCGGGACAAGTATTTCAAAATCAGTTTGGTTTTAAACCTGACAATTGGAATGCGCGAATATTCTTATATTCAACTGATTCAAATTCATCGGGGTATGTAAAAGAATTCTTTTACAATCCAAATTCAGCAACATCTAGAGAGATAACAAAGAATATTGCTTATCATACAGATTTGGTTGCAAGAGGGCTAACGCCAGAAGATATAGAGAAAGGAAAAGACATTGAATAAGAGTGGTGTTGTAAATATCATTTGGTCAGATATTGATTCATCTATGATTAAGTATATGCATTATCACAATGATGGTGATAAGAGTTTACTTGGAGTCATTTTTGATAATGATCAATCGTGTATTTATAACGATGTATCAATGTTTGATATTTTAAGTGTTTTAAAAGCTGATTCTGTTGGATCAGCTTTTTCAAAAGAAATTAAATTAAGGTATCCATACAAAAATATTGGAGAAATTAAGAGTGGTTCTCCACTTGAGAAAATTGGAATAGAATTGTGAGTAACAATAGAAAGGTTATTTGCGCTGGCTGTCTGAATTCATTTTATATTCCACAAACAACTTTTCATAGAAGAAAAAGATGGTGTGGGGATAACTTGTGTAAAGAAGTTATTGATGAAAAAGTAAAGCATCATAATTATAAAAAAACACAAAAGAAGATTGAAAAAGGAACTTTTAGACACGGAGTAAATGAAGAATTAAGAAATTATATTAGAAACAGGGATGACTTAATATGTCGTCTATGCAACAAAGAAGTAGAAACAATTCGTGCTCAAGTTCATCATATTGTTCCAGTATCAAATGGTGGTGAAGATGATTATACGAATCTTATTTTGCTATGTCATAACTGTCATGTTTCTGTTCATCAAAATGGATGGGAGAAATATGTGGACAAATTTAATAAATATACAACGGAAATAGTAAGTCAAAAAATTTAAAAACTAAGTAATGGTTGCTCTAGCGCATACTCAATTTTCATTTGCATTTAGCAAAAAAAATGCTGGTGTAGCATTAGGTGACCAAATTGCTCGCCCATAAAGGGTTATCAAAATAAAAAAAAGGAAAAGAAATAAAAATGGGATACTATGTAAGCATAGAAGAAGCTAACATCTTTGTAGATAAAAAGCATTTTGATGCTATTTATAAAAAAATGTGTGAACTAAATGATTTTCACGAATTGAAGCGTGGTGGATCTTATGGTTCAAATAATGACAATGTTGAAGGTGAAAGATATCCAAGAAATAAGTGGTTCTCTTGGATGGAATATAACTATCCAGAAACTTGTAAGAATATGTTTGATATTTTGCAACAGTTGGGTTTTGAATGGGAACTCGATGAAGATGGTAATTTGATCAATCTTTCTTATTACACTAAGGTCGGCAATGAAGAATATTTCTTGCAATGCTTTGCTGGTTATACAAGAGATGGAGATTATATTTCCTTCAAAGGTGAAGAGAATGATGACTATTTCCGATTTGTATTTTTTGAAGATAAAATGTCAAGATGGCATGGAGATTTAAAAATCACTTGGGAGCCAGCAGAAGTGTATGATTTTGGTAAGCCAACAGAAGCAGACATTGCATCAAAGATATATATGGAAGCATTCAGAAAGCAATTAGCTGCCGAAAAGGAACAAGCATAAAATGTTTCGTATTTTCAGTATGGCTATTGTTATAACTTTTATGACAATTATTTTGTTAGGGGTTAGAGATGGCTGATAAAAATGATCTATATACTGATTACGCATTGCAGATATTTTCTTCTTACATATCAGAAGATATGAATTCAATGGAAAAAATATTGGAGTCATTCAAAGATGATGAAAAGAATATTGATGATATGTTTATGCCGGGTTTGATCTATGGATTAATGTATCATATGGCAACTATTATGAGATTAGTTTCACACGCAACTAATACTCCTGTTGATAAATTGCTTTCAGACTATGCTATAGATTATGCTATTGCTAGAGAAGAACTTCTTGATAATCCATTGCTAAATGTTCATAAAGCAAGAGAAGTATTAAGTCAATTGTTAGAAGCAATGAAAGAGATTGACGAAATGTTTGAAAATTATGAAGATGATTAATATGTAGATTAATTAGCCGAATGGTCCGAACGGTTTGACGGAGAAAACCTTATAAGTTTTTTGAATAGGTTCAATTCCTATATTCGGCACTATATTGCATTAAGTGATATAATTGTATTTATCTGTTTTTTAAAGGAAAGGTGATGCCTATGAATAAATGTAAGTGAAGCGAGTGAGCATTGAATTGTAGATAAATATGCTATGACCTCGTTTCGCAACCTTAGCTTATGCTAATGCGTTATCTGTGTATAACAGAATCGTAAACCCAACAACTAAAGGAGCGAAATATGTCTAGGTTTATAAAACGATTATTATCAATTACTTTGATAATCAGCTTAGGTAGCAGTATTGCTGCCCATTCTGTTCAGGCTGAACAAATAAGTGAACAGGAATTAAAACAACAAATATCTTTGGTAAAAAGACAAATACCAAAAGATCAAAAATATAGGTGTCCTAAATATCATCAAATGATTAAAGATGAAGGATTGCCTGTACAAATCTTTTCATACATTATGTGGAGAGAATCTAGGTGTCAACCTAAAGCAATTGGTTGGAATTATAAGAAAGGTAAGTCACATAAGAATTGTATATTAGCCCCAGCTAATATTTACAAGAAGTGTAATGCAATTAGTTCTTATGACTCTGGTTTATTGCAAATCAATTCATCTTGGACAACGGTAACACAAGTAGTTTGTGGAAAGCGTTGGGGAGATATGACAGTTCTCCTAAAATCAAGATGTAATATTAAAGTTGCTAAATATCTTCTGTATTATGGTGGTGGATTTGGTAACTGGGGTTTCAAAGTGTGAATATAGTGGTTAGGTTATTACCACAGAAAAGCGTTTCTAATATAAATGCGCCGAAAAATAATCATTATATTAAAATAGGTTAAGTTATTACCTAATAACCCCGTATCTGGTATATATGCGGGTAAAAATAACTTATATACCTTTATGCTTTCATAGCTCAATGGATAGAGCAACTGACTTCTAATCAGTAGGTTGTAAGTTCGAATCTTACTGAAAGCGCTAAGAGACTAGTTACCGTTAGAAATTGGATACTACTAACGGTAGCTAGTCTCTTTTTATATTCTCAAACAAAGGAGACAAACATGAAAGAAACATATAATAATTACATAGCAAGAAAAGAATTCATAGATGCTGCGGGAAGTCTTTGGACTCCGCTTATGAAACTAACTATGGCTTGGGAGCAACTATCAGCTGAGGATAATGGTGAAACATCTGTTGATTATCCTTTCACTGGTTCTTTTGACGAATGGATTTATGAGTACGCTAATTGGATGAATAACCTATCAGAAAAGTTCCTTTTACAAACAACCAATTTTCAACCAACAATTACAGTAAAACAATTGAAAGAAATTTTGAAAAATGTTGATGATGATATTCAAATTGTTGTCAGCGATAAGGACAAAGATTGGTGGTTAAATATTGATGAAGTTCAACTACCAGATGAAGATAATGGATGTTTTACATTAACATTTCATACAAAAGACAACTTTGACACAAGACAATTCTAGGAGGCAAAGTGTCAGAAAAGAAAATATATACAGTAACAGCTTTTACAACAAATTTTGTTGAAGCAGAAGATTACAATGAGGCAATAAGTGTTGTTTACGAAGCATTGCTTGGCAACGACAAAAACAATATCTTAGGTAATAGCGAAGTACATATAACAACAATGATAGCAAGAGAAGGCTATCATTCTTCAATTAGAGATGAGGAATACGAATGAGAACAAATATGAGTTGGTCAGAAGATGACATTGCAATACAAGATCATTATTTAGAAACAGAAAATTATGAAGCATTGTCAATTTTTCACGCTGAATGTGCGAGTCAGTTAATGCTTGTAACAAAGCCAGAGAAAGGTGTTTTTTATAGCACTACGCCTTTTACTTTTGTTGAAGCTCAGATTCACGCTCAACTTTCAACAACCTTTGCAACATTGGCTTTGACAAAGAAAGATAAGTAGATGGAAGATAGGGTTATTATTGAAAGAATTATTGAGATTTTACAAACGCCGGGTGAAGACCTTAGTGATGGTGAATGTATTGATCAAATTGTACAAGTAATAGAAACAGGATACAAAATAGATTGGGGATATCGATGAGCGAATATGCTGTATTTAAACATTATCATTACTCTGAAGTTTACTACGTGAATGCAGTAAGTGAAAGAGCTGCAATTGAGATGGTAGATGATATTGAATTTGGTCAAGAACCAGATGACATTATTCAAGAATTTGATCATTATGATGCATACAAAGAAAAGGATGATGAATAATATGGATACTGACAGAAAAGATTGGCCTTCAACAATTAATGTAACGCATATTGTTTCATATGATGTAGAAACTGTTTATCAGAATTTATTATCTGATAATCGCGCAGCAGAAGGAGAAATAGAAATTACTCTTGAAGATGTAATAATTATGATTGAAGTTTATGCAAAAGATGACTTTAGTTGTGGTTGGGGTCATGAAGCGAATATAAGAAATTTTATTTTCAGTGATGAAGATGGGAATGAATACTGAAATGAAAGAATATCATTATGTCATTTCATATAATCCAGAAACAAATAAATGGGTTCATGAATATGATGTTGAGTCAGTAAAATTTGATAGTAAAACAATTTGGAATTCTGAAGAACAGGATTGGGAAAGTACTTTCAATAAGGAGACTGGTTGGGATGAATTAGTAAATCACATTGATTCACTGATGAATACTGGCTTAGATTATTTAAACCAAATATCACCAATTATAAGGAATAATAATGTTAGTTAAATATACAATCCATAGAGTTGGAACTCCGAAAATCTCTTTGCCAAATCATTGGACAGAGTTTGAGTCTGAGTATTGGAATAATGAAGATGGTTGGGTCTTTAAAAAAGATGCAACTGTCTTTGAAGATAAAAATTGGAATCTCCCATTAGATGGTGAATGGGTAGAAATATATGTTAACGAACCAGTGGAGAAATGAAATGAAAACAGAAGAAGTTATTTATGAAGAAATGCAGCCAGACTTTTTTATATGCTATTTTTGCGAATTGCCTATGAATCAAGATCTTGGTTATATTGGATATCAAAATGGACATATTGTTCACCCAATGATGTGTCAGCCTTGTAAAATTAAAATGGAGAAACAATGAAAACAGGAATTAAGTTTGAGTACACAAATACTTGTACTTGTGAATATTATGATGAAGAAACAGGTGAATCAATTCCATCATCTGATTGTTGGGGTGATTGTTGGGAATATGTTCTTGATGACTTTAAAGAAATAACTAAAGATTTGTTTTATGAAAATGAAACAAATTGGTGGAAAGTTTCTAACATTCGTTTATGGGATGGAGAAAGCAGTGGTTATTTCTTTGCAGATAATGTAAAAGAATTAATTCACGGTATGACTGTGAATAGTGAATGGGTTATGTCTGGGGAAGTATTTAATGATCACATTAATTATTCACTTTCACATCACGATGCCCCAATGGGTAGCAGTACAACATTGACAATTGTTACAGAAGAAGAAAGAGAAGAGTTAGGATTATATTAATGACTATAGATATTGAATGGCTTGTCCACGAAGAAAAAGAGCAAAGATCAGATGTGTTTTATTGTGACGGATATAATCATACTCCTGTTTGCGTTGTAAAAGGCGAAAACAAAAAGGTATTGATTAGCTGTGACGGTGAGATGGATGCTCGATTTATTGATAGCGATGGAGAAGAGCATAAGCTTACGGATTTTTGGGATTTGATTGATGTTGGAATTAAAACAGATGAAGATCTTAAAAAGTATGAAGACAAATTAGAATGGATTGATAATCCTTGGTTTGATGCTTATGACATTACTGATGATTACCAGCCAGAGAATGGTGTGGATAGTTTTGAACATTTAGATATGGTTTCAGGAACTCTTGATGAGATTCTTGAAAAAGTAAAAAATTATATGAATGAAGGAGAGTATTATGCCTAAAGCATTAGTGCTACATACAGATGGTGAAATTGAAGAATTCAATTATGAAGGCAATTATCAAAAATTGTGTGCAATTGTAGATGGATATATTGAAGCAGTTAGCTTTGGTGATAAACCATACTTTTGTTATTGCAATGAAGAAGGTAAACTTGTTGGATTAGATGAAAATAAGTTTGCTACTGAATTGTGGTATAACTCAGGGCAAGTAGTTTTGCTTGGAGATTATATTGCTGGAAGTGTTATCTTTTTCGGTAACATTGATGATGAAGGAAATGACACAGATTATCCACAATCATTGCTTATGGATTTGAGTAAAGTTTCTGTATGAAGAAATACAGAGTATCAATTTGGACATCAGTAGATGTTGAAGCTGCTAATAATGCTCTTGCTGAGGAAACAGCAAGGGATATGTTAATCAATGGAGAAATCAGAAATAGAGATTTCTCTACAGAATCGGAAGAAATAGAGTAAGGAAATAAAATGAGCCTTAATTGGTCAACAGAAAATGTAAAGTATTTTACTGATAATCCAGATGCGCTTTGGGTTAAGTATAGAGAAGGCACAGTAGAAGAATATGAAGATGTAAATGCTGAAACAAAAGCATTGATCTTTGGTTCTATGGCTTTAGGTATTGGATGCATTAATTATAAGAATGCACCTGACTTTTATGCTCGCTGGAAGTTTTTTGAAAAGTATGACAATTTTTATCTGTACAGCGTTTGGGATGGTGAGAAATCAACTAAAGAATATCTCACTCCTAAGATTGTCATAAAGCATTTTGGATTGGTTACAAATGTCTCTACTGAATCAGAGAGCGTTTGGGCTAAGAGAATTGCTAAGAATTATTCTCAGGAACACGCTAAGGGCTATAGAGACAATTTAGTTACTGAAAAAGAAATTAGAGCGTTTCTCAGAGAATCAAAGATTGAGTTCGAGACTTCATTCACATTAACAGAAAAAATAGGAGAATAATATGGCAGGTAAAAAGCCAGCAAAACCAATTGCTGGACAAAGTAAAGATATGAGCAAAGCATTGCCAGGAAAAACTGTTAAGTTTTTCGGCTTGAAAAACGCTGCTCCTTTTGTTTGCCCAACTTGTAAAAGAGAACTAATTAAGGGAATTATTTATGAAGAAAATAGTTCCGCATATTGTTCGCGTGTCTGTATCCCTAAACCACAATAAAAAAGAAAGATAAAAATGATCAAGCAATACTTCGTAGTAGGTAATTATATTGCCCAAATCCCTAAGGACAAGGATATTAGTGAATTTATTCTTGCCCAATTGGAGGCTGATTTGAAAGGAACAAGTGCTAATTCATTAAAAACATTTTTGGATAGCTTCTTTTCTGTCATAGAAGGTGAAGAAGTTGAAGTAGATATGGATGATGAGGATTAAAATGTCAGTTATAACAAATGATTATGAGGCATTTCTCTTTATTAAAAGCCATCTTCTAAATCAAGGACAAAAGGCTATGAATTTAGGAGAGGATTGTCAATACCGAGGTTATAAAGAAGAGACTATGGATATGATCAAAGAAAACTCTGGTTTTAATGATTACGATTCTGATTATGATGATCAAGCATATGACCTTTTTTATGGCCTTTTGGCTGAGATTAAGCCTGATGCATCTTGTGCGGTTGGTTGTCTGATTTTAGATCAATTTTATGATCAGAATTTGGAGGGGACAGTTATTGAACTTGAAAATGGCATTATGGATGCTGTCCAAAAATCAAATCCTGTTTGGAAAATAACAGAAAAATCATATAGAATGTTGAGAGTTTTACAAGGTATTCATGATGGTAAACAAGTAAAAGACTGGAAAACTTATCTTAATAATTTAGATGGTTCTTTTGATGCGTACAACGATTTTGTTTCAGAAATAGAATAGGAAAGATAAAATGACTATTGAACAAAAAGTAGCATACCCAATAGGGTTGAAAATAGTAAATGTAAGAATGATGACAAAACTTGAGCTTGAAGCTGAAGGTTGGGAAGAAAATTATGGTGGTTTTCCTGTTGTCTTAGAACTTGAAGATGGGGGTAAAATTTATGCTTCATCTGATCCTGAAGGAAATGATGCTGGTTGTCTTTTCGGTATGACTAAGGAAAATGAGGCAATTATTGTTTCCCCATTGACTGATGAAATGATCAAGGAAGGCAAAACTGCGTGAATGACGAATTGAAGAAATGTCCACGTTGCAAAGTAAGTTATATTCCAAATAACGAATATGCTGGACAATATCCTGGGGCTTTGTCTAGGGTTGATAATAAGACAGAAATTTGTTCAGATTGTGGACTAATGGAAGCGCTTGAAGATTATAATCAGGCAACAAATAACCCTAACACTTAAATGTAAATATCCTTAGGTATATAATACACAGGGATATAATTGTAAAGAAATTAAAAAGGTCGGTCATTGCCCCTTTCTAATCTTTAAAAAGCAGACACGGCAAATGGCTTGCGAATGAGAGGAGATTAGGAGGGGGCTTTGGCTTCTTATTTACAAGGAGAAAATGATGGCAATGGGAATGACTAAATGTAAAGAATGTGGATCTTGGATTTCATTAGAAGAGATATCCACACATAGTTGTGGAAAGACTGTGGATTCATATGTGGAAAAGCTCAACTATATTCATTGCGTTTTTCAGGAACTTGAAGGTCAGGGAATAGCTTTACCAATGGGGGATTATAACCTTATGTATGACATTCTTGAAGACATTCGAGATGACTTTGAATTTGAGCGGATTATTAACTTAGGGTAAGGGCAGCAAAAGTGGCCAAAAGATACTATACAAACTATCGGGAAAGGATAGACAAATGATTTTTCTTAATATTATGGGGGTGCTAATCCTTTATATTGTTTGGAAGATAGAGAAAGAGCTGGTAAGAGATGGTAGGGATAGGGATAATGTAACAGCCTTCCTTATTCCTTGCCTTATGGCAGCTTCTATATGTTGGGTAATATTCGATCTTATCTTTATGATTCTAGGGTAAGGAGGGGTTATGATAAGTCTTTATAGAAGGATAAGACTCTGGTATTACACATGGAGAATGGTTCGGAAACTGAGGAAGATTCTCCATAACTCTATGGCTAGGGGATTGGAAGAAATAATGGATTCTGAAAAAACCGGTCTAGATATTTAATAGATACCTAGATAGAAGAAGTATAGATTAGATATAGATTAGGTAGGTAAATAGATTCCTTTAAGGCATACGGAGATGTGCTAAGGAATTACTTCCGATTTATATCCAGAATTGTATAATGGGCTTGTTTAGCGTACTAAATAAAGGTAGAAATATATTAGATAAACTGGTGCGCGATCAGACATTGTATACTCTATCTATCTCTATACAGAATAAGACTTATCCCCCGAATTGTGGATAATATTGTGGATAAGTACCCCCCATAAAGGTGAGAAAATGTTACTAATTATATAAAAAAACAAACTAATTGTTTATAAAATCAATCAAAAAGGCAGTAAAATGCTCATAAATCAGGCGGTTTTTATTTGTGAGAATTTTAGTGTGTGTTTTGAGGCTATAAATGTGCAAATTACAATGCTGTAATACCTATCTATAGGTAGTCAATACCCTCTAGGAATAGATCAGGTATCAGACGTAGTATTAGTAAGCCTATTGCCCCGCCATAAAGGTGCCGGGATGTTAGGATTTGGATTTAGATTAGAATTTAGTTTTAGTTTTTCATAAAGATAGCACTGTAATATTACATACTACAATTTGTCCATCACCGTGTAATATTACAAATGGTGTAATATTACACGCCCGGCATTTGGGCATAAAAAAAGGGTAGACAAACGTCTACCCTTTTAGTTATTTATTAGTTATTAGTTAAGAGAACCGTATTCTTTAACAAGTTCAAATGTGGTTAAAGCAACTTCGTGAAAAAGGTTATATAGTTTTACAAAAATTGTGTCAAAGTTAACAACAATGTTTTGAAGATTAAATTGGTCATTTTTTCCAACAAGTGTTACAAATTGTTGTCCAATTGAACAAAGGTCATCAGTTAAAGAAAAGGTTTCCATTATGTATAGGTCTAAATCAGCACGACTAATTTCATTATTGTCTAAAAGATTTTCCATTTTTTGACGTTCAGAAATAGCAGCCTCCAAATTGTTAAACATATTTTTTGGGATTTGCATATCATTTAACTTTTGCAAAAAGTTATCTAATTGGTTTGCAGTAGAAGTTGCATTAATTAATTGCATATGAAGTTCAGTAATTGTTGTAGCAACAATTTCGTGATTTTTTGAAAGATGTGCAATAATTGCTAAAGCTTTTGTTGGTTCATTGAATAAGTTTTCAATCGGAGACATTAGATTTTCCTTTCGGTTATGAATTGGATTTGGTTTATTGAGATATTTCTCACCATATAGATATCCTACCGTGTAGAAATTAGATTTCCAACGTGCGGAAATAGCTTTTTTAGAAGTTCACATAATTTGTAAAGGTTTGGGGGTTCCATAAAGTATATAAAGATAAAGAATTAGATCCAGGATTAGATACGCGATTAGATGGAAATAAAGGTAGCAATTCTTAAATTACACACTATATTTTTATAGTATCGTGTAATATTACAAATGGGTGTAAGTTCGGGTACCGACTCACTTACACCCATCCGTGTAATATTACAACCCCTGTAATATTACATCCTGGATTAGATCGCGTATTTTGTTGAGAAATGGATCTTTTTTATATTTTTTTATTTATCGGTAGTTGTTCGCCATTCTCCCCGATATCGTGATAAATGACTCGGTGAACGTGTCAAATAAATAGCCAAATAACTAAAAGAAAAGAGAGAAAAATGGCTCCAAAAAACGAAGAAAATGGATTCTCATTTGAGTTCATTGAAGAATCAGAAATTGAATCAGTAAAGCGTGGGCGTAAGGCTGTCGTTATTCCTGAGATGGTTGAGTTTTTTGCTAAGGCAAAAATTGGTCAAATTGTCAAGGTAGCAAACTTGGCATTGGGTGACGAATTTGTTACGGCGGAAGATAAGAAAACTGCTAAGGCTGCAAATTCCGCGATTATTCGTAATCAGGCAAAAATTGCAGGTTGGAAAAAGGTTCGCATTACTTGGGACATAAAGAATGTCCCATACGCGAAAAAAGTTTCCTAAATAAATAAAACAAATAGTTCACTAAGAGTCCGGGAAAGGGTAGCAGAAATGCTACCCTTTCTTTTTTTTTATTTGCGCGATGGTATGTAATATTACATACCCCCATAAAGATTACATAAAGGTAATAAAATATATTAGCTATAATGTGATTACAAATATGTATTATAATTTACGATAAAGATGTGTAACATTACACGGGTGTAGTGCGTAGCAAACGCAGTGATCTACACCCGCCCGTAAGCGGGCAAAAAAAGAACCCCGACACACTTGGCGAGTGTGTCGGGGTTACATTTTCCATACCGTTGCAGTGCTTCGGCACTCTAGGCGGTATGTGCGCTACGCCTGCCTAATTACTTGGCAGACTTGGCGACCTTTTTAGGCGCTTTACGAGACACCTGCGGAACGCCTGCGGGCGACCATGAAATACGGATTTCAATGCCTGCCTGCTTACTAGCCTGACGGATAGTAGAACCTGCGTTCTGCTTGTGTGTCTTGTAATCGGGGTCTGTTGGGTCACCTGCAAACTCAGACAGTCGGACTGCCTTGCCTGCTGGGATAGCCTTGAACAAGTCAATGAGTTCTTGTGGAACCTGCGACTTGCGACCACGCTTTACGCCTTCAATGTCGCCTTCATCAATAAATTCAAAATCCATTATGAAAGCCTTTCTTGAAAGTTTTTTTTGAATAATCACCATTGCCAATGGTGACTTGTAGGGGATTATGGTGCGCCTACTACGACCCTTCACTCTTGCTAGGTCAGAACCGAAACGGGCGGAAACTGCTAGGTGAAAATCACCTGCCTAACCGAACCCCGTAACCGAGTGTCAATCTGACAAGTATTAGATTATCCGAGCCAATAGGGAAACACAACGTCAAACGGAAAAAATAATAGTTGTAGTGTGCAAGTATCTCCGTTTCTTATGTTACACGGGATCCCTTATGTTACACAGCTTGACATAAAGTTACACGGTCTATTATTACACGATCTTATATTACACGATCTCTTATATTACACGATCAAGCTCCAGGATTTACTCTATGTAATATTACAAATTCATACTAAATTTGTGTGTAATGTTACGATTAGAAAAGCGGGCGTAATGAACAAAGGAACGACTTCATTACGCCCGCCCGCCTGATTAGGGCGGGCGGGGTAAGGGGCGGGGCTAGGGTGATGACAGACACCCTAGCCCCTATCAAGGCTGGTAGCGGGGGGTGCTACTTCTTAGCCTTGACCATCTTGGTCTTTACCTGTGGAACACCATCGGGTGACCAACTGATAGAGACCGCTACGCCTGCCAACTTGCCTGCTGTGCGAATGGTGGCAGAGACCGTTGCCTTGTCATTCTTATATTCAGGGCTAGTTGGGTCTTGGCGTAGACCTGTAAGGCGAATAGCCTTACCCTTTGGCATCTTGGCAAACGCATCTACCAATTCGGCGGGGGCTGTGGACTTACGTCCACGGCGTACAGCCTGAATGTCGTTTTCGTCAATAAACTCAAAGTCCATTGTCTTTCCTATCTAACTAGCGGATACTTTCCGCACCATCGGGGCGTTTCCCTTTGGTATTTATAAAGATACAGGAACTACCTAAGGAACACAACTACCTTTCCAAGTTTTTTCAGGTTTTTTTCTAGTATTACACGGGTTTTCTAAAATTACAGCTTATGTTACACAGGATCTCTTATATTACACAGCTCCATAAAGTTCAGGATTGTAATATTACATCCATAAAGATAGGCTAAGTAATATTACATATACACACTCAATTTTTCTGATCGTGTAACATTACAGACGCAGGTGTAAGGCTCGCAAAGCAAGAGCCTTACACCTGCCCGCTTATGGGGGCAGTGTTACCTGCCCCCAACGGATTAGCGATACAGAGCCGAGTAAGCGAGGTCTGCTTGCTCTTTTGCTGTGCTTGACAGTTGCAACAACTGAGTGCAGTAGTTCTTCATAAACGGAACATTTTCTGCAATGAAATGGTGAGGTGACTCTGCGCCCAATGACTCTGCAAACTCCCAAGCATTCTTATGTAGCGCTTTTGCGTCTTCATCTGTTGGGTTGTTGTAGGTTGCCATGCAATACAGAACAAAAAGATACATGTCGTACGGCATTTCTAGGTGGACAATGGTCTGCACTTTTAGCGGTGGAACTTTCATTTTTTTTCTTTCGTTAGGGGCTTGCGCCTTGTATGTACATACTAACCAAACTAATAGAGAAACACAACCCCAATTCCAAAAATGTTTCTATTTTTTCTAGGTAATCATAATTTGAAATTATGTACTAAACATAAAGGTCTCAATGTAATATTACACGCGGGCGTAAGATCAAGCTTGCGCAGATCTTACGCCCGCCCATACGATGTGAAGCCCCGCTCAGACGAGCGGGGCTTCATTGGGGGGGGGCGGTTAGGCGTTCGCTATTTGCGAACGATGAACACTTGCGGAATGTCGCCTACGGCGTACTCATTCGCTCTCACGGCGTAGTAGGTGTCTGCTGGCAGTCCCATTGCCTTAGCAATAGACGCAAGGCGAATACGAATGGTATTTTCGGGGCGGTCGTGGATAATCTCGCCGTTCTTACCTTCACCGAGAATGTCGGAAACATTGAGTAGGTGAGCCTTGCGCTTGCGAGCGAACTCACGGCGAGCCTGAGCCATTGGGCGAGCCTTGTCGGTAGTGATACCTTCACTCGCCATTGTTGGCATAGCAGACGCTCTCACGACAGCCTTTGCGAGTAGTTGTGCGCCTTCATTGTCGTAGTTAGCCTTTGCGCCTTGTGCGAGGCGGAAACTACGAGCACTAGCGATGTGCGCCATTACTGCCGTGTAGGTGACCTTTGCGGTCGGGGTGGACTTGGTATTGCGACCCTGCTTAGCAGTAGTCTTAGGTGTTGATGCCATAGGGACATACTAACGCACTCCATTAGTAAATACAACTACTAACACAATTTTTTTTCTGATTACATTTTTTCACTAAAAACGCTCGGAACAATCGTATCAAGCTCGCGGGTGTGGATCACTGCGTTTGCTTTGCACCACACCCGCCTGCAGCAAAGTCAATATCAATTGGAATTTGTATACTCTACATAAAGGTATATTTGCTTTTATTACACGGGTGTAGGAGTCGAGCGGAGCCGAGCGTCTACACCCGCCAATAGCAAGACCCCCTCTCGCTCTGAGAGGGGGTCCGCTGGGGGGGCTGGGGGTCTTAGCCGTAGATTTCGGCTATGAGGTCTCCGTAGCAGATACGGGCGGTCTTGAGAACCTCAAGGTTGTCCTCGTAGTGAGACAAGAAGTTCAGGAACAGTTCCTGAAAGTCTCCGAGGGCAAGGGTCTCAACTAAGTCCTTGACCAATTCTTCGTAGTAGCGGGGTGCTGATTTTGCCTCTGTAACTTCAGTCGGCGTGTGTGTGTTTGTCACGGCTTCACCCTATCAGTTACTAAAGGCAATTACAAACACATACTCAAATCTTTATGTGTTGTTATTTCGTACCTGCGGGTGTAGATCGGCGGAGCCAATAGATCTACACCCGCCAGGAAAGCAAAAGAGCGGGTCTTGCGACCCGCTCTTCCCGCAGAAGAAAAACTCTCCTTTCTATTTTTTTGGGCGAACTAGGACTGCTTCGTTCAAGAGAACGCCGTTGCCCTTCATGTTGCTTGCGCTGTTACGCAGGCACTCGCAGGCGTAAATCATTCCTGCAATGAACTGTGGTGAGAATACGCTCTCCCAAGCAACGGCTTCTGCCTGCATTTGGTCAAGAATGTCGGACAGTTTGTTGTCGGGGCTATCAAAGACTCGCATTGGAGTTCCTTTCACTCTGGCACTATTGCCATACACACAGCATAACAAATCCAAAGGCAAACACAACCCCAATTCCAAAAAAACTTGAAAAAAGTATTTGTACACTACAACTAATTTTTTGCACTAAAAGCTGGTTCTATGTTGTGTTTAGACAAGCAGGTGTAAGAACGGCTATGCCGAACTCTTACACCTGCCCGGAAAAGGAAAAGAGCGGGTCTTGCGACCCGCTCTCCTGTGTGCTGTCCTTTTCTTAGAGTGAGATTTTCTCGTAGCAGGGCTGGCAGATGCCCGCGCTACGGAATGTCTCATCGCCTTCAGTGGTGACACCGCTACAGAAACCGCACATACGCCCGATAATTCCGTTGATGAATTCCGTTGCGTCAATGAACGCCTGACGAGCGGAAAGTCCGAGAAAATGAATGTCCTCGCCCAACTCATAGTTGGGAATGGTTACGGCTACGGTGTAAATGTCACGACCTGCTTCGTTTTCACGAACGGGTAGAAGTGTCATTTGGAATGAGTTGTATTTCTTCATAGGTAAGAGTATAACTGAAAAATTTGGAATAGCAAGTTTTCTAGAAACATTTTCAGAATTTGCACTAAATTTGCCTGAGTGAGTGACTACATAGACGCAGGTGTAACGCTGGCTATGCCAAGGCGTTACACCTGCCTGGCTCTCTATCTCGCTACGCTGTTGGCGTAACGAGACAGAGAACACGGAAATTGCGCTCGTCAATTTGAGACACATTGAAAATGATGACAGTACCTGAGTAGTGTCGCAACATTGCGTCATTGAAACGCTTACGCACAATGCAGTCAAGATACTTGCTCTGAATGCGAATTGGGCGGGCGAATGAAATCAGGAATAGGTTGTGGTCAAGTGTTGGTGTGATGTATGAAAAGTTTCTCATACCCTGAATGTAACACGGAAAAGTAGGAAACACAACTATTCTCTGATTATTTTTGGAATTTGCACTAAATTTATTCATAGAGACACGCTCATACGAAGTGGTGTGACAAAGCCCCCTGGGGCTTTGTCACACCACCCCAGACCATAACACACAGAGAGAGCCTACCCTTTCGGGTAGGCTCTCCAATGGGGGGATTATGAACGCTCTATCGGCGTACTATGTACACCGTAGGCACTTCACCGTCACGAACGGCTTCAGAACGAACGGGATAGAAAGTCTTAGCAGGTAGCCCCATTGCTACGGCAATACCTGCGAGTTTCATGTGTAGGTTGTTCTCAGGGCGGTTGTGTGTAATCTGTCCACCCTTTCTCTCTCCGAGAATGATAGAGATGTCTATGGCGATAGCCTTGTGTGCTACAGCAAACTCTCTACGCATTGCTCCGTCTTGTGCGCTCTTGGGCATGTCCTTGCCTTTCTTGGCAAGTTTCGCTTCCGTGAGTGTTGGCATACGGAATGACTTGACAATGGCTTCCGCTAAACGCTGTGTGCCTTCGTTGTCGTAGTGTGCCTTTACTCCACGACTAAGGTTCACTGTTCGTGCTGTCGCAATGTGACGCAATACAGCGGACTTGGTAACTGTGCTTTGACCCTTCGCACTCTTGGGGGTATTGGTCACCACGCGACCATTACCTGCTTTGGCTTGACGCTTTGTCATAGTGTTAGATTACAGGAAACTATCGGGAAACACAACTATTGTTCAGAATTTGTGTTGAAATTTCTCGCACATACACCGTCAGACGAAAGGGTGTAAGAAAGTCGTACCTTTGTTCCCTACACCCTCGAAAAAATAGGCTGCCATAATTTGAAAGGCCAGCGTTTCCCATAATTTGACGTATACTCAATCCCCATAATTTGTAGCCTCTATTTGGGGTGGTGTAGAGAACCACATAAAGAGACCATACTCAATTCCCATAAATGCGTACAGTTATATGGCAGGGTGTAGAGCTCGGTCCCGGTCCTAGCACGATCGATGCAGCCGTTTGCGGGGCGGGCGTGAATGGGGCGGGAATGGAAAGACCCCGCCCGCATTGCGGGCGGGGTCTCATTGGGGGGACTTGCCCCGCCCTTGCGGGCGGGGCAAGCGGGGTATCAGTATTGAATGAACCGTTCGGTAGCAGTGACCTTGAAACTCTTAATCCATGTCTTAGAGTCAATATTGACGATGACCTCATAGTTGCCGTACTTGTCATACTTGGCGAACATTGAGGTGGTGTCATCGGGGTCTAATCCATCATCTTCCAAGTGCAAGGGCACAAGGATTGAATGGACATAAGTCTCCATATCTTCCTTGTAAAGGAAGTGGACAATATCGGAACGGCGACCTGATTCGTGTCCGACAGTGTAAAGAACACTTTCCAGACCCTCCTCAATTGCCATATTTACTGAACGCATTACTGCCTTTCTATCGGGCGAGACCGCCCCGCCCGATAAGTAAATACTATCCCAATAGGCGACCCAACACAACCCCCCCCGCACATATTTATTCTATGCACCCCGCCGCATATTTATGCAACGATATCCACTATCTACGGGGGCAGGCAGGCGCGAGCTTGCATAATATGCAGGATCTCATCGGGCAGGGGTACCCCCAGGGGTATCCGATGGCATTGACCCCGCGAACAGACAAAGACTCTCCACGACCGTATGCATGCATAGCCTTCCACGACTGCATACTAAAATTTGGGGAAAAGTTGCTTCGCTAGAAAAAACGGGTTCGGTTGAGTTTCATCACAATTGAGATCGGGAGTTTACCGTCAAAAATTTGTATTAAATTTTTACGGAGTATCTGTCTCATTGTCTTTCGGAGTAGAAGGGTGACGAGGGATCGGGGAGATATCGGGGTACTGCTTCTTAATCTTGTTTTGCAGATCGGAGAGCTTGTTGAATTGGATCTCGGCAATCTTTTTGTCTCTCAGCTGCTTGTCTCGCAACATGCGATCAAGTTCACGGGATAATTCCATCTTATTATCTCTAATCTTCTTGATTGCTTCTTCAGAAAGCGGTTGAGGAAGATTCTTGATATAAGCGGTTCGAGCAGCTTTCTTCTTGATAAGATCAAGGTCTTTATAAACAAAGGCTTGAATCTCTTCAATCTTGTCTCTATCATAGAAGACACTCTCTGTTACGGTTGTCTGATTCCTTCGTGAGAGAATCTGATTTAGTTTTTTAATTAACTTGGTTAACATTATATCTCTTTCTTTTTAATATAAAATCGGGTTTGGGTTCTTTCTGAGAATCCCTTAATCAAAGATCTATTATCTCTTATATCAGAGGGATGGGATTTCAATTCAATGGGCTTCAGCTTCTTAGAACTCCCCAATGATAGTGGTCTATATCTTCTTATTTGATTTTCCATATCTCTAATCCTTAAATGATTTAAATATCACGGTGGCAAAAACGCTCACTGTTACAAAGTATCCGATGATGTATAGCATATCGGAATACATCATATCACGGAATCCCCACAATCATGACGGATAAAGGAGCAAGAGAGCAAGGAAGCAAGAGAGCAAGAGAGCAAGGAGCCAATTAGTCTTTTTCGGGGGCCACCCGAATGAGATTTGCTCACCTTTTACCGCCCTCTTTTTCTTCTTTCGCTAAGAATTCCGCACAAAAGCCCAACTGTCCACCAAACCGCAACAACTGCAATTAAATATATTGTATCCATTTATTTATCCTTGTAATTTATTATTGATTTCATAATAGTAATGGTCATCATCGGAAGTTCTCCACTTGGAAGCATCCTCCACATCCCATTTTCTTGTATTAATGAATCTATCAATAAGGTTACCATCTTTTGTCGTGTATGAAGGGTCAAATAGACGGACCCGATTATTTGGCTGAATGGCAAAATTACCATCATCCCGCAATATTACATGACCACACTTATGTTGACCGGGATTTGTACTGAATCCAAGGTTGGTGGTATTGTCATCTGGGGCATGCCAGTCAAGCGTAAAGAGATATTTACCCTTTACAAACTCTCCTGAGCGGCTTACATATGTCATTCTCATGTTTCTCATAGCCTGAAACTCGGTTACGGTCACATGAGGACTGAAAGAATTCCACAACACAAGGTCGTGAATGTCCACTTCAGGGGTATCAGGCTCTGCACAGAACGCACTAATTGGCATTCTCCACCAAACACCGCCATCTTCCATTAGAAAATGAAATAGGGGACTTCTTCCTTGAATTGAGGCGACTCCAAAAATCATACATGGGAAGTATTTATCGTGTGAATCCTTTTGATCACGAAGATAGTTGCCTCTTACATAGCATTCAATTGGTGGTATATTTGCGTTTAACTCTGGCATTGTTCTTTCCTATAGAATTTGGTTTAAACCTTTTCTAAAATTGATATTTAAAGCAAATCTAAAAGGGTTATGAATGGGGTTACTACCCGCATGAATGATACTACCATCAAAAACTACGGCAGAACCCTTTTTTGGAGGAATTGCCAAAGAAATCTTGTCTCTATCGTAGAAGTATGTCGGTCCGTCAGAATCATTTATGTAATATAAACATACGAGATGTGGAATCTTACGACCATCATCGTATTTTAAATCAGTATGAGGCTCCTGAGGCTCGTATCCAGTCCTCGTAGGGTCAGGGAAGGTGCAGTTTACCTTTGCACGAAATAGTGTGATATTCCCATAAAGTTTGATCAAGCTATCATAAACGGATGTTATTATCGGAAAGTGTGGAGAAACACGCTCTTCTCCGTACATCATTAGATGATGTGTCAACTGCAGTGGAGAATTACCAGTTTCTCCTTGTCCATAGATATGAGTTTTATGAAACCTATAGGGGAAACTCGAATCTTTTACATAGTCTTCAATAAGATTCTGTTTTTCTTTTGGAATCAGGTCTTCAATATAATCAATCATTTATTTTCTCAATTGCCTTATCAATAGCCTTCCACAAAGTCGGCCATTCACTGCGATGCTTTCTCATAACATGATGGTGATAGTGAGGTACTGGTCCTTCGTTTTCAATAGCCTCAATAATTTCTCTTATAATCTTTTTATAAGCATCTCTTTCTGCATTTGCATAGAAAGATTGGATTGTTGTTTGTTCAGCAGTTTTCATCCATATAGAGATTTGTCTTTCACAGTCTTGTACACTTTGCTGCATATCTCGTATTACAGCATAATTTTCATTACACATATTTTTCTTTCTTGTAAAAACCAAAGCCCCATGTTTTCACATAGGGCGATGGCGTAACTATAACGATCCCCAAGGTAGCCTGCACTTGCGTAACAAACACCAGAGGTGTCGTAATAATTATACACTATCGGCTATTCCGATAGAAGCCCCCGCCTTTTAATTGGACACCTGGTGATGAGTATACAGGTTTTAAAGCATCTCCGCATATTGGACAACAGATCATTTTTTGATCTTCATTAATTTTTCTTGTTTCCTCTACTTCATGACCACTAAGGCATTTATATTGATAAGTTGGCATTATTGCTCCTGTGCAAAAGTTTGAAAAGGCGCTCCTGTGTATGGATCGAACTTTGATGTTATTGAAAGCGCCTTATTAATGGCAAGCTTTGCTTTCTGAATTGATATTTGTTTTCCACCAGTGATGGCATAAATTGCTCCAAGAGCATATGAAGAACCAGTGCCAATTGCATAGATACCAGTTCTATCTGAGGTCCAAGAATAGTCACCATCAATAATATACACAACCCCATTAACTGCTACTAGAATTGTAGATGAATGTTCTGACATATGTGTTTTATCATCTGCTTGATCTGGCATAGCGTATCCGGTATTCTCAAAGCAAACTTGAAGTTGTGGTATAAATTTTGTTGTTATAAACTCATCAAGTTGCTCTCCGCCAGTTTTAAATGGTGGTACTGGTGGAGTAAAGGCATGATGAAGAATATTAATTGCTCTAACATCTCCAGCAGCTCCTAGTAAATATCTTCCCTTTTGAGAAATTTTACACGAACCAGTGCCAAGTGTTGTTATTTGATATGCAAGACCGCTTTCATCAAAAGATGAAACTCTAGAATCTGTGCCTACTACACAATAATCATCACCCTGAATTGCAACAATTGTAGTCATTAGCCAACAAGATCCTTTTGCAATGGTAAAAGAAAGTCTCCATTTGTCCAAAGAAGAGCAACTGTTGAATACCCAACAATGTCTAATAATGTATCGTAAACAGTCTCATCTGAAACGGCATTAACGCCTTGTCTCTTCTTAGACATAAGATTTTCAAATCTTGCAATCTTGTCATGCAGCCTTACAATCAGTCCCCACATACCAAATTTTGCAATATTTTCTGGGCCGTAGTCATTCTGCTTTCTAATGACAGTTGATGCAATCATACTTGGATTAAGCATTGTATTAACAAAACCAGAATAATCTGGATGTTCTGATAGATACTTAAACAAGGAGATTGCACAATGTGATGCTAATAGAAAGAATGCTTGATGAACCCTGATTGAGTCAAAAAAATCTTCAGGGGTTGAAAAATCTTCAGATCTTTGAGGGTCTATCTTGTTCATTTCTTGTTCGATATATGAATTAATTAAGTTTTTTAAGTATTCAATATATTCTGAGTGTCCAGTAAAGTTTACAAATGTAAATGGAATAAAAGTTGTATCTGTACCATTATGTGTATATATGTCATTTACTATTTCAATAATACTTTTATTTCCGCACTGTTCAGAAAAAGAAAAGATTTTTTGGACATAATGTTTTGCTGCATCATCCCAACAAATAAAATAATTATCTTGTACTTCTAATTCTTTTTCAAAAGAGCTTTTCATTTTGAAGAACTTCTTTCCTTTTCTGGATTGATAATTTCAAATTCTCCTCGTCTTACTTTCTTAAAAAGATGACGATTAGCGTTATAATAATTATAAAAAGTAGGCAAAGAAATTCCAAGTTCATCTGATACGATCTTTGGAGTTACAACACGCCCTGTATTACTCTTAATAAAGCCAGCCAAGTCCTTACTCTTGCGACCTCTACCAGACTTTTGTGGTGAATTGGGCTTAGAGAAGCCAAAGAAGTCGTACCACTTATTTACCAAATCTGGATCTGCTGTGTAGTAACCAGCAATTTGAGATGGAGTCTTATCCTCTCGTATCCCAGTAATAACAGAATAGGCAACCCTGCGGTCTTCGCCATTTGTGCCCTCTGGAATGAGGCTGATCAATTGCTGTTCTTGTTGTTTTGTGAGCATTCTTTTTCCTTTCTACGCTCTTTGTGACAGCATATCACAAGTTTTTAAAGAAAGTTGTTATTTTTTAAAAAAAGTGAAGCGCCTTCTGAATACCGTGATAATCTTGCGAAATATCACAGCCAAAAGGCGCTCCACAAACTTATTTTTTTAAATGCCAATCAATATGATTATCTAATTTGTCTCCTACACTACGAACATCTTCATGAAGATTCTGAAGACTTTCATATACGAGGTTGTGATCTTCTTTATTCTCTTTTCTTGTTTTCTGAATTAGAGCAACAAGAACAGAAAAAACACCTGCAACCAAGACACCTATGAGACTTGCAATACTGGCATCCATGGTTTAGTCATTCAATAGAAATTTAGCAATGGCTTCAACATCCATGTCGAAATCACCATATTCTGCTGCATGCTCAGAAAGAATAGCAACTAGATCAGACTTCTTAACTTCTGGGTCAAGAGGAACCTGCTTTGTAGGGGCAGTCTTACCAGCGCCAGAAGTTGGTGTCTGAGCAGAACCAGCTGCTGGAATGCTCGTAACCTTCTTTTCTGGGTCCAATGGGACTTCATTCATCATAGCCTTGATGATATCGCCCTGTGAACTGTGCCATGCGGCAGCCTTGATATGGTCTTGCATAGATTCAGCGGCAGACTTTGCCATTTCTTCATGCCAAGACTTCATTGAATCATGATCTTGAATCATTTTATCAACATTGTATTTCATTTTATTTCTCCTTATTAAGTAATAAATCTCTAATTATAGAGATAAGAGATGACATTGAATCTTCTTCTTCGTCATACTCCTCTTCTTCTTCATCTTCCATTTCTGGAGATACTAGACCGTCTGGGATTACAGCAAATCTGCACTTTCCTTCTTCTTCTACTTGCTGGGCAATAATTTTACAAACACCCTCGCCTTCGTACAGAACACAGTTAGCACACTTAACACCAATGCTTTTTACTTCGTTCTCTTCTGGGCTATCGTATCCAGCCCAAATACCGGTTTCATCTTCATTGAACTTACCATAGTTTGATGCAATTGTTACCAATGCATCGGCAAGTGCTGCTTCTTCTTCTGCAAGATCTTCTGCAACTTTTTCAACATTTTCTTTTGTCACTCTGTAACCTCCTCCTCTTTTCTTGTATTCTCTTACAAGCCATGCGTTTGCATAGGCCGATGGATATACATCAAATTTTGCTTTTGCCTCGGCTTTAACCCTGGCATAGAGTTCTGGATTAGTAGGTACATTTGCCTTCTCCATACTCTCTTTATCTGTTGAAACATTAATAGGCTTTTTACCATCTCTTGTTTCAGTCGATTCTGCTCTTCTTTTACGTCTTACAGCAGATTCAATTTGCTCAGGTGTCATTCTTGCAGCCCTTGATGCTGGAACACACTTCGGGTACTTCCCAGTGCTTGCATCACTTCTTCCACAAGGTTCAAAACCACCACCTGGCTTGGGTCTTGAAATATCAACCCATCTTTCTTTAAACCATTCCTTAAGAGACTTAAGTGTGTCTTCAAGTTCTTGTTCGTCAAATTCACTCTTATTCTTATATTCGCCAGTAGCGATACCCTGAACAGTAGCCTTCCTCTTTGCTTCACCCATTGAATCAACATCGCCTCTTGTGTAGAGATAGCATTTACCGCTATCTCCCCATTTAAAGCCGGGTTGACCATTTTCTGAGCAAGGATTTACAGGCATAGTATACTAATTATACCATTAAACTATTGATAAATAGAATATAATTCTTCTTTGGACCATCTTTGTACTGGGATTTGAACATCTCTAAAGTAATTAAATGCGTCTTCAGATGTGTAATAGATTCTTGCATAAGCTTGAAGTGCTTCTTCATCATAAATTGGACATTTAGGATTTGGGTCTAGATAAACAGCCTTAAATTGGTACGGATCTTGGTGCCAATGTATAGCATTTACCACAACCAATTTAAAGTTGCAGTATGGACATAACTTTTCGGGGTATGGAAAATCAGGAATCACTCTCCCCATTATCATCTGGCTCCTCCTTTTCATTAAAAACTTTTGTTTTAAGTATAAAATCTATTATATCGTCAACTTTCTTGGTTGCAATCTCAATTCCATCCATAAGGCAGTTTAATTCATCAATAGTTATCTCATATTCATCTTCTGGAGATGTTATAACAAAGGCTGGAACGAAGTAACCCTCAAATGGAACGGCTTTAATTGTTATAGATAATGTCTCAATATCCCCAAGATCATAACTATGAGGATAGTTAACGATTCTCATATCTCGCAAATAGGGCATTAACTGAAACCATTATTGGAAATACAATTGTTACATGTGTAAAAACAGTAAGAATAATTACTGGCAAGTATCCAACCTTTGTACCAGATATAATATCAATTCCACTCTTTAAAAGTGCTGCTGATATAAAAGTCCAAATAGCATAAACAATAAAATTCTTCATTAGATTGCCATTCTACCAGACTTATTAAATGCTTCATGAGTAATTGGCATTATTTCTGCAAAGAATGATTCAATAATTGTTGCATATTCTTGAATTTCATATTGTGCATTTGACTCTGCTCTAAGACTTATGAAGTTAATTAAAGATCTAGCATTAACTGTCCAAATAAATTCAGTATATTGAGTTACTGGTAATACACATCGAGCAATCTCTTTTGCAACTCCAGCTTGAATCATTCGATGGTATGCTTCATCCGCATAACTAATGACATTTTGCATTAGCAATGTGAATAATGTTTTTGTTTCATCATCTTCTATTTCTTCAAATGAATAAGAACCAGGTTTTCCAACTTGTTTACGAATAGAATTTTGTGCTGGGACATAGTAATCAATAACTGGTGGAATATGATACCTCATACTCATTTCATTAAATGATGACCATCTATGTCTCATCCACTCTCTTGTAACAAAAATTGGTGCTTTAATTCTAAACTTAAAAATAACATGCTCAAATGGAGTAGCATGTTTATTCTTCATAAGATAATTAATAAGTCCAATTGATGCTTCATCAATCTCCTTAATCTGTGCAGCAAAAGAAACTTTAGCTGCATTTACAACCGATAAATCGTTCCCCATCACATCAAGAAGTTCAACTTCTCCATGATCTAGAACATCAAGTACTGTATTCTTATAATCCATGACGACACACTATCATGGAAATCAGCAATTTTTTTTTAAAAAAATATCTTTTTTCTCCGACATGGTATTGACAAGTGCTGTATGCTAAAGCATGCCAGCATGCGTAGTATGCTAAGTATATTAAGTATACTTAATAATATATATATTAGATTACTAGGAGTGGTATGATTGATACTGTGGAAATAATTGCTGTTGTTGAGTCTGATGACTACGGACCTGCAATTATTGTTGACCCCGATCATATTACTGTTTTCCATTTTGAAGATTTTTATATGGCTGCTACAAGATGTATGTATAGCGATAGACCAATAACTTGTGAAATTTCTAAAGAAACAGCCCTTGCACTCATTGAAAAGGGTGTAAGATGTTTAAACGCTTTTGCTGAGGAACAATCATAGTTAAACAAAATGGATAAAATAAGTTGGTTTAGTCTCAACAATCTTGACGAATCTGGTGAGCTTTGGTATAGCCAAGGCTATTATAATGCAGGATTGAATACAATACGTGCTCTACAGGAAAAACAAACTGGTGTTTTCTATAATAGAGAAGAATTAGATTATCATATTAATTTCTGTAACCCTTTATACTATCAGTTAAGAAATAAGTATAAAGTTGGTTATACACCTTGGGAGTCTACAAAAGTTCCAAAAAATTGGTTACACAACATGGCTCAATGTGATGAAATCTGGGCTACATCTTCTTTTGTTAAAGATATTTATATTAAAAATAATGTACATACAAATATCCATGTAATTCCTCACGGTATTACTTCAGAATGGGAAATTTTTGAAAGAGAACTTACTGGAAGATTCAATTTTCTACATGTAGGTGGAGATTCTAAAAGAAAAAATGCACAACTTGTTGTTGATGCTTTTCTAGAACTCTATGATGGAGATGATGATTTTAGATTAGTTCTTAAATACAATAATTTCTGTCATGCAGAAATATATATCGATGGCAAGTTAGTCTCTGCTGTAAATCATCCTCAGATTATAGGTATTCCAGATATATTTACAACTGATGAACTTGTAAGGTTATATCATAAATGTCATTGCATGGTCTATCCAACAAGTGGAGAAGGTTTTGGACTTATTCCTCTTGAGTCAATGGCAACAGGATTGCCAACTATTGTGACTAATGCTACTGGATGTACTGACTACGCACATCTTGGGATTCCTATTTCAGCAACTATGACAAAAGCTGATTGGCACGATCATGTTTATTCTGATGATACAGGATTATGGGCATCTCCTGATATTGATGAACTACTTAAAACAATGGAATCAGTAGTTAGTGAATACGATGAAGTTGCAGATTTTGCTGTCAAATCCGCAAGAATTATTCATTCCGAGTGGTCTTGGGGCGCTGTTGCTGATAAGATAATTGCGCGATATCAAGATTACAAAAATACATTTAACTGACCCTAGTATTATTTATTCCTAATGGGATTAATCTTTGATAGCATTGTTGTTACACATATTTAGGAGTTCACATGTCAAATTTTCAAATTACAGAGGGTGGTCTTTCCGAAAAGGCCGCTCTTTTTTCTTTTAAGCTAAGCGAAGAATTTATTTCTTCCTATAGAAGCAAGAAAGCCCCTTTCGGATATAGAGATGCTGCTGGTAACTCTGTTGGAGAAATTACTTTTTTAAGAACATATTCACGCAAAAAAGAAGATGGCACAAAAGAAACTTGGGTTGATGTTTGTGAGCGTGTCATCAATGGCATGTATTCTCTTCAGAAGGATCACTGTAAAAAGAATCGTCTACCTTGGAACGGTGTAAAGGCTCAAGCAAGTGCTAAAGAAGCTTTTGATCGTTTATTTAATCTTAAGTGGACACCACCTGGGCGTGGACTTTGGATTATGGGGACACCATTGGTCAATATCCATAAAAACTCTGCTGCTCTTCAGAACTGTGCTTTTGTTTCAACATCTGAAATGACTAAAGATAATCCAGCAGAGCCTTTTGCTTTTCTTATGGAAGCATCAATGCTTGGTATTGGAGTTGGTTTTGACGATAAGGGTTCAGACAAAGATTTTACAATCTATGAGCCAAAGGGAAAAACAGTTTTAGATATTATTTCTGATGATCGTGAAAGTTGGGCAAGAGCAACTGGTGATTTGATTAACTCATATCTAAAGCCAGAGCAAAATGCAATTGAATTTGATTATAACCTTATTCGCCCATACGGTTCTCCAATTGCAACTTTTGGTGGAACAGCATCTGGACCAGAGCCATTGATTAAACTTCATAAGGCTATCAAGAAAATGTTTGATGGTCGTGCTGGTCAAAAGCTAACGACTGTTGATATTGCAGATATTGGAAATCTTATTGGAGTCTGTGTTGTTTCTGGCAATGTTCGCCGTTCTGCTGAGCTTTTTATTGGTCGCAACACCCCCGAAACTCTAAATCTTAAGAATAAAGAAGTTTATCCTGAGCGTAACTCCTATGATGCAGAAAATCCTGGCTGGGGTTGGATGAGTAATAACTCAATTGAAACAACTGTTGGCGCTGATATCTCAAACATTGTTGATGGTATTGCGCTCAACGGAGAGCCAGGAGTTATTTGGATGGATATGTCACGCAAGTATGGTCGCCTTATCGATCCGCCAAATAACAAAGATTGGCGTGTTGCAGGATATAACCCCTGTGCTGAGCAATCACTTGAGTCCTATGAGTGCTGTACGCTCGTAGAGACTTATTTAAATCGTCATGAGTCACTTGAAGACTATAAGCGAACTTTAAAATTTGCATACCTCTATGCAAAGACAGTAACTCTTCTTCCAACTCACTGGGAAAAGACAAATGCAATCATGCAAAGAAATCGCCGTATTGGAACATCAATGTCTGGTATTGCAAACTTTGCCGATATTCATGGCATCCCTGTTCTTCGTGAATGGATGGATAGTGGATATGAAACTGTAAAGAGATATGACAATATTTATTCTGAATGGTTTGGTATTCGTGAATCAATCAAGATGACAAC